AAAAAAATCACGAAAATACGCAGCACTTCGTGTTAATTGCAGAGCAACTGCGTATTTTCGTGATTTTTTTTTATCTTTTTTATATATTTAGGAAATAATTTTGCAAATTTCTTAGATTTTTAAAGTTTGTCACAAAAGTTTGTCAGAAGTTTGAAACAAACTATTTTATTTTAGGTGTTTGACCTCAAAGTTTGTCAGAAAGTTAAAACAAACTATTTTATTTTATATGTTTGTTTCAAAGTTTGTCAAATATTTAATTCAAACAAAACTACTTAAAGAGATTTTAATAAATAAATACATAACACGAATGGCATCACCTGTGAATACCTCTCTTACGTGCAACAGTGCAAAGGTTTGGGCGTTCTATCATGAACATCCTGAATTAGATTTCGAAAAAATGAACGTTATGTTCACAGATATTCTTGCGTCAATTATGCAGACAACTAATCCTGTAAATAATAGTAATATTACTTCACAGATTTTGAATGGATTAGCAAATATTCAATCACAGCTTACAAGTCAACAGACGGAATACAGTAAGCTATTATTTTTAAAACTTACAGAGTTTAAGAAAGAGTATACGGATGATTTGAAGATGATTTTGTCGTCGAATATTGCGGATAAGATTGCTCCTCTGATTAAAGAATCGAATGGGAGTATATTGGATAAGACACAGTTACTGTTATCAGAACTTGTTCCAAAAAATAATGAAAACCTTTCAAGACAGATTAATGAAAACATAAAATCTTTTTGTTCTTCTATAATGGATGAGGTTAGTAAGACATCAAAAATAGATGGTGAACCTTTGTCGCAGTCATCGCTGGATAGTTTTATTAAAACGATTGATGCAAAATTTTTGAATGTTATTGACTCTACTAGAAAAATGGTTGATTCAAACAAAGACGCCACATTGTCACATTTTTCATCTATAACTTCATCGCAAGTTGCGCTTCAATCTGAAGTAAAAGATGTTCTCAAAAGGATGGAAAATTCTAGTTCAAAAGGGAAAATATCTGAGAATATTGTTTTGAACATTTTAAGGGGTCTATATCCTTCCGCGGAGGTTGAATACGTAGGTTCACAAAAAGAATCAGGAGATATTATGATTCATCGAAAAGACAGACAAAAAATTCTAGTTGAGAATAAGTGTTATGAATCAAAGACCGTAGGTTCAGACCAAGTGAAGAAATTTATTCATGATGTAGATACACAAAATTGTTCAGGACTATTTCTTTCTCAGGAAGGAGGTATTGTTAACAAAGACAACTTTGAAATAAATATACATAATAGAAATGTGTTACTATATATCCATAATGTAAATTATGACAAAGACATAATTAAAATTGCTATCGATATTATTGATTCTTTTAAATCTAAATTAGATGAAATTACAACAACTGATGACTATTCTATTAGTAAAGACACACTAGACGATATTAATAACGAATACCAAATATTTGTAGAGCAAAAGTTAATTCAGTTAAAAATGGTTAAAGAATTTTCTCAAAAAATAACAAAAACTATTGAAGACTTTCAACTTCCAGTACTTGATAAACTATTATCTTCAAAATATGGATTTATATCATCTAAATGTGTTTGCGAAAAATGTGGTTATGTTGCTAAAAATCAGCACGCATTGTCATGTCATAAAAGAGGCTCTTGTGGTAAACAATTAGAACCGATTCCTCCTATGAATATTCAATTGCAAGCACCTTCGCAAGCACCTTCGCATCCTGTTCATCCACCCTTGCAACAAAAACCAATTAAGATACTTACAAAAACGATTGTAACTCCTCCATCATCCAAGTAATTGTTTGTTGTTGTTTGTACGTTATTTATTATATATTGTGAATTTTTACAATATATAATTTCCAATTTATTATTTCCTATTTCCTATTTTCTCACGCCTTTCATACGTCTCTTCTTTTTTTTAATCTCATGTATCTGTTGTACTTGTTCTATTGAGTCTTGGGGTTCATCATCCTCTTTTGATTGTTCCTCTATAATAGGAGGAAGACTACAAACAGGAACTACAACACTTGATAATGTTTCTATCACCGGTTCTTCTAAAACAGGTACAGGAATATTTTCATGTTCTTTATCTTCTTTTATTTCTTTTTCATGTTTTTCTTCCTCGTCGCCTATTGTATAGATTATTCTTTTTTTTTCCGATTTTTCTTTAATCTCACGAACCTCATAGCTCTCATCTTTTTTTATAGGCTTAGATATATGACTCTCGACATCCTTCACAACTGCCTTCACAACAGGAACTCGAGCTACTTGTAATGGCGTCAAATGAGGATTGTCCATTACTTGTGCAACCTGAATAATACCCATAGGAGCACGCTTTCTATAATTCATGGAAAAAAACATTCTATATACTATATTTTATATACTATATTTTATATTTTATAAAGTACTACTACCTGTATTGTTTAAAATATATATTTTGATTTTTTTATAAACACAAATGACACTACCATTAAAAATATTCCAAACATTAAATACAAATCTTTAATACTTACACTATCCATAAAATACGTTGATGCTATATATGTCCCTATAAAATATCCAATAAATAAAGGTATCCCAACTTCGAAATCTATCCTATTCGTCTTATAATAACCATACAACGGAAATATAAGAGCAGGAGTAGTAACAGTTAGTAACGTCGTTCCAACAGCTGTCCTAAAATCTTTTACTAAACCAGATAATGATAATATCGTTGTCATTGTAAAAGTACCTATTCCAAGATATACTGACAATGGACCACAAATAAACCCAACCAACAATGACGATAATATTTTTAATATTCCATTCATTTCAATATTTTATATATTTACTTCATATTTTATTATACGCAATTTCTCTCGACTGTATCACTCAACCATCGTCTCAACTTACTTGCCATGATATTTATTAACTTGTTATCCTTGTAATACTTATACACTATATCATCTCTCACTTTTATTATTACATATAAAATTACACATATCGTATACAACCTCCACTCCAACATTTTAAACTCTATCATCCTTACTACCCCCCAGTCCTCCACATAACAACACATCGGCGTCTTTTTACACTTGAAGAAAAAATTATGAACATCTAATATACCATCTAGGATGCGATGCATCACTATCTTATCCCTCTTTATTATCATCGAATCCTTTATCTTATCCATACCACATAATAAGTTTATATATATTCGATTCACACCAAACTCCTTATTGAAAATATAGGGAGTACCACCATCTATATACCTATTTTCCTCCATTAACTTGTCCATCGTTATATAAGGAATAAAACATGACCTTCGTATTGTCCTTATTATATCACTCACATCTTCATAATTACATTTTACTACTTGTTCGCATTTCATCACATCATAATACGTTATATATAGCCGACCATTTATCCGACTTATTACATCATCGGGTAATACATCCTCTATTATCTTTATTATAGTCGATAATGACTCCTCGTCGAATATTACATTCCTATTCTTTTTAAAACTGCCTACCAATAACTCGTACATCTTTTCTATAAAAATATCCAACTTGTCTACTATAAACAATAATCCAATCATTGAACTAGCACTACACGTCGATACCTTATTAACACATATTAACCCTCTCTCACACATCTCACGTATAAAATATAAACAACCAATCAAATAACTCGCATTAAAAGCACCACCACTCAATATCAAATCTATATTCTTCTCTTTTATAATACTCGCATCTATATTCTTTATTAGTACACCTGTCAACTCCTTTACTATACCACTATCCATTCTTTATCTCTTATAATCTTACACATTTTATTTTTATCCATAATTACTTAAATAGTACATACGCACATATATAACACGCCGCGCAAACACGCAAACACACATGGAATATAATCGCCGCTTAGCTCAAATGATACAAGTTCAGAAAATGAATATTTCCCTTTTTAAGAAAAAGAATGCTCTTGTCGATGCCGACTATGCAGACACCAATGCTATCGACCATCATATCTATCCGTCAAACCTTTTCTATCCGCCTGATTGAAGAGTATGAAACACATGAGACGTTACAGAAGCGTGAGATTTGGTTTAATTCATAATTCATAAATCAATAACTCAGAACTAATAGTTACAAATATTTTAACTATTATTTCACTTTTTATTACTATTTTTCATATTTTTACTCTCTTTGTACTTGATTGCCCATATTTATACTTCTTTCTCGCCTTGGTTGCCATCTTAAATGCACGCTTCGTATGATTACAACCATTTTTTATTATCTCGTAATCCACCGCCGCCGACTTCCCGCCTGTTATCGAACTCGCTAACCTAGCTAACCCCCACGATTGTGCCGTCTGATTCGGTCTAGAACCTGACGAAAAATACGCTCCCTCTCCTTTACTCACTATCTTGCGCAACGCCCCTATCGTACACCCCGTCTTCGTCGCCAACTCCTTGTTCGGATCCACATTTTCCACTTTATATATTCTACACGCATCCTTTATATGACTAGAAGTCTTACTTTTATACGATGGAACCTCCTTTCTCGTATAGTATTTATTCTTTTTATATAACCGCCTCGACATCATTAACATTTTTATTTGCTTCTTCTTATCTTTCCTCGTTAACCTCCTCGGTACATACCTCACAGGAACCTTCGTTGCTAATACCATCTCTATATATCTACACAATATTATTTTAGTCGGACATCGGTTGTATCCTTTGTATCCGTTGTATCCGTTGTATCCGTTGTATCCGTTGTATCCGTTGTATCCGTTGTATCCGTTGTATCCGTTGTATCCGTTGTATCCTTTCCCATGCTCGCAATATATGAGAGTATGAAATACATGAGATGTTACAGAAGCGTGAGATTTGGTTTAATTCATAATTCATAAATCGATAATTCAAAACTGCAATATTTTTATAAAACCTACAATATTTTTATAAAACCTACAATATTTTTATAAAATTCTAAATATGTTATAAAAATATGAAAACACCATACACATCACACCTCTCTAATACTGATACAATGTCTCCGCCACGATTGTTATCGACCAATCACTACCATTCAAATTCAACGTATTCCCTTTATCATCCTGCAATGATACCCTCAACCTCGATATATTTACAGGACCAAAATAGGTTCTCGTATTGTACATCAAACTACTACCCAAATCGACCAATGAATCCCCTGTATCAAACCCCTGCTTTTTTAACGGTATCACCGCAAATACATCCGTGGTCGTAGGACCCGATGTCCTATACTTGTACGTTATCTTCCTATTGTCCAATATCTGATTTATAGAATACAACTGCGCCTGTGTCAACCTCCTCGGCAACGACTGCACATAAAACGGCGCCATTGTCCCCCTCAAATCCGGGTCAGGTGCACACACATTCGGCAAATCCGCCGAGAAATAATCCGGCACACTTAATGTCGTATCTGTATCCACTATATTCACTAACCCATTATTCAAGTGATTCTGATTGTAATCATCCAGCACCACTATCAAATACTTTGTACCATACGTATCTATCGGTGATTCCGAAAATACACCCCGCTCTATATTATACGGATACGGCGTAACCGGCGTCGTTATTACATTATTTGCAAGCGAATTAACATACCTAGAAAATATTATCGGTAACGTCTTATCATCTCCCGGTCTATACCCCAATATCCACCCCAAATTATTATTTATCTTCATCGCTGTTGACCCCACACCCGTCTGAATACCTAGCGGATTTGACGGCGTAACATTATCAAAATAACTATTATACACCTCCGTATCAAAAAATATTACTTCTACATCTATATTCGACGTCGAGTTGTCAAATAAAAAACACGCCTTACCATTATAAGGATTATAGGATATATCTAAATTGTTTGTAGTAAACGGCGGATTAGCAGCCCTATTTACAATGGTATCCAACTTATATTGAATCGCATTCACCAACTGGACCTTCGTATAGTTACCGTCATCTATGGATATCGAATAAACCGTCGACCCATGTTTTACCCAAAAATAGGACGTACCCATGGTTTTATCTACCACATACCACGAATACGGTATCTCGTATGAATACAACTTCAATGACAACGTATCCGTCAACGGGTCAGACAAATCCAGCGTAAAATCCGTGGACGATGACGGCGCATCCACATTCTCACTAAAAGGCGCAATATTCTGCCTATACTGACTATCTATCACGACCAATCGCTGATTAATATTCTTTAGCGTCGGGTTTAGCGAATCCTGCGCGATTGCCAAGGGATGCGAGTTTAATACACTCAATTGCTCGCGCTTCATCGTCTCGTGTGCACCATTCTTATCATCAAATGTACTAACCTTGTCCTTTCTATCCGTGATTTTCAAATTCTGTATCGGGTTACTATTCGGCAAATACTGATTCGTCCACCACTTTTTCATATCTTCTGGGTCACCATTTTGTCTCGGCATCACATCAGGGGTTAAATTCAAATCCTCCTGAATTCGCTCCTTTGCCTTTTCCAAAAAACCATCCCTCGCCAATCTTGGATACTTATTGCTCAATAACCAAAAATGCTTCTCTATGTCATCTATAGTATACTCATTAGGGTCTGTAGATAAACCCAGCAACTCCTTCAACTCATCTACATCATACGTATTCACATCCTTTAATTTCTTTTTTACATTTTTATCATTATCGGTCGACATTTATACAATATACGTATACTTATTAAACTTATTAAAAAATATATTATTATTAATTACAATATATTTTTTATTTCTATATACTTATTCTTTTTATCTCTATTCCTATTTTTATATGTAGTCGTATTTTGTCTCTATTCCTATTTATTTTTATATCATCCCTATTTTCGATTAATCTCACGCATCTATTACTTCTCATATCTATCATACCTATCATGCCTCTCCGCACAAACGTACCTGACAAACATCTCCCATAGTACCTCCCCAAAATTATACTCAAACCTATTGTACTTTAACCACTCTGGCAACCTCGTGACACCTATACTCCTCTTCGAATGTCTCGCACCTTTAAAGAGCAACATCTCTAATACCCATATCACCTTTTTGTGATACTCCTCCGTGATGTCACTTTTGTCGATGCGATATACACCCTCATATATATACCGATTCAAATTGCCATCAGCATGTATCCTCTTCTTGTAGTTGTCTTCGCATGGACGGTTCACGACAAACCCAACACCCTCTATCCTATTCCTGTTATTATTCATCTCAATGACAAACATTGCAACACCTTCGTCAACTTTCGATGATACCATCTTTGGCGTACCATAGATACAGCCTTTCATCGCCCTGCTTTTTCGCCAGTCCTTATTCTCCCCGAAACCATAATCCGAAAACCTCGTCGTCATTATCTCAATACCGGATACATAATACTTTGTTTCTCTTGACAAGACCATTTTCACGATGTTTTAGGTTTGCGTTTGCGTTTGCGTTTGCTTTTACTTAAAATGTTTCACGATTCTTTGATTCATACAATTCTCCTATTTTATTTCTTCAATTTTATCAAATCTCACCAATCTGTTACGCCTCATATCTCCCGAGGTATAAAAAAAACAGACACATCTAAGACCTCCTCCCCTCTCGCTAACAAAAACCCACCACAAACGATTGTAGTATGCCCACCGCTAAACTTACCGCCATCGCTGCCGGAATCAACCACGGCTTCACAACCTTGAAAAATACAAGAATTACCAGAACCGCTAGTATAACCGACATTAAAAGCTGAAACTTCTTTGACCACCACTGCGTCCCCTCATTCCTACTCCATAAATTCTTTATACCAACTAGCGCACCTATCAAAACAAGCAACTGAACAACTCTCGCATTCCGCCAGTGATAAACTGTAACAACTAGCGCCGCGCGAATAACGATACAGATGCAATAAAAAACAAGGCGCCGCCGCTCTACTAGCTCACGTGCCGTCATCCCTCTTTTAAGTAACCCCATACGATACATCATTCGCGTAAAATACGGGTCATCATTCGGACACACCATTCGATAATTTTATTATATAATATGCAATATAATATATAATATAATATACAACACACAATATACTTTATTTTTTTCGACTATACCTCTTCATACCCCGCTTGTGTGTCTTATGCATATTACGTGATTTTTTATGATTCCGCATTCTATCACATTTCATTATATCAGATGTTGAAAATTTGACTCGTGTAGCTCTTGCGCGATGGTCGCGTTTAAGTTTTGAAACTGTTTTTGGATGATTATATATGATGATGTCTATGATATTGCGAAAATAGTCGCGGAATATATTTCGCTCCCGTTTTAAATCTTCGACCGTAAACCAGCGTACCTCACTCTTTTCAAATAAACCATTCGTAGGATGCTGTACATGTCCCTTCAAATACTCGCATATAAACTTATAATTATTGCTGAAATAATACGGCAACTTTTCATCGTAGTCCGCCTTTACTAAATACGTATAACGCTTGTCGTACGCAATCTCATCTATCTTATTTTTCAATATATACTTTTCAAAATCCGCTTTTGAACCGAAAAAACCGTTTAGTTCTTCCGCGCCTTCGCGCGTTGTTGTGTCCAATAAATCCTCGCCAGGCTTTCTACTCCCGCCGAAATCACCCCAGTGACACTTTTTATCTCGCTCCATTGAACCCTCTTTACCAAATAAATAATAGACCTTACCTTTGTTTAAAGCCACTAATATTACACCCGAACCAACCATTGCTAGAGTTATATATTATATAAGTATTTTATTATATAATAAATATAATAAGTTTTTCATTGTCACAATATAATAAAAGTATTATAAACGAATAGAAGATGCAACTATTGTGTCATTATCATTTAACACATTCAATTATTATCAACTTTTTTGTATATCATTATTCGCGTTAATACAGTCTTCGGATTGATAATCCAAAGAAAATTTGACAGGAAACTTAAACCCTTGTACATCAAGATTCAAATACCTATCTAACTTTCTTTGTGCGTTAATATTTGGTCGAATCATTACATCGGTTAATACATGACTTTTTTCAGATTCACATGAATTACCGTTATGCAACATATTAAAACTCGGGTCTACCTTTATCCACTGATTTGCCGTCGTTGCCGGATTATATATTATTTTATTTGTCGCACCTGTTGCACCCGTCGCACCCGTCACACCTGTTACACTACTATTAAAAATTATACTTTCATTCACACCCGTCTTTCCTTTTTCGTATAAATTTCCGCAAAATAATTGCGGGGAAAAATTAATATCATTTAGTTGCGTAATTGTCGTCGTGGTAAGATTTGGCGGAGTCAATAAATATTTACCGTTTGTGATACTCAATAAATCGCTATAGCTACGCGCGGTATTTAAACAATAGGAAGAAGGAGGAGCACCTTGAGTAGGCGTTGCAGATGAAAAACCAAAGGTTCCCTGGTATGGCTTCAACTGTCCCTGTGGCGTAACAAGAGGAAATGCGCCACCCTGTTCCACAATCGTACTTGCTAAATTCGATGTTCCCGAAAATATTACCTTGGACTTTTTATTTTTTATATAGTCACTTGCATAACTATTATTTGTAGGTGTTTTAAAAACTCGTCGTGTATCCATTGTAACAATATTTATATATATTTATATATAAATATTAATTATATTTATTACTTATAATATAACCACACACACCCACACACACACACACACACACACACCCACACACACACATCTACATATTATAGACACACTCAAAAGCCAGCTCTAAACTCCAGTCCATATTATTCAAGTCCAAAATTCTCCCCATGTCGTCATAAAGCGTCACTTTCAGTTTCTGTATATTTACAGGTCCGAAAAATCTCTTTTCTCTATTAATAGCCGTAGACGACGACTCCCCCTGTGCACCCTGGAAAGCTCCCACAACTTCGGAAAATTCTGTAAGATTCACCTTTGCCACAATATTCGGCACAGAAACCGAGTTCGAAAACACAGACATATAATAGTCATTCGCATTATTGTTAAAGTCGTCTATCGCCAAAAAACCGTACATTGGAAACTTCGTAAAGCATATACCTTCCGACACAACAGAACCAAATGTTGTAGGAGGCGTCGCCACCGTATTAGAACTCGAATACTTTGCAAATCGAAAACCCAATACCCACCCCAACTTCGTCATCAATACTCTATTATAATCCTCTTCAACCTGTCCACTCTGTAAACTATTCTCGACGCTCATTACAACATCGAAATTATATGCTACCGTCCCAGATATGGTCGCATCCTGTGCAAATATACTTCTACCACTTGTCCTATCTATCGTATATCTCAAATTCAAACCCGATGTCAAAGCGTTATTATTCGGGCTATTCACATCATTTATCAACATGTTGTTGATTACCTGTTCTAAAGTTGACGAGTATTCTGAATTACTTTGCGTAGTATTATAACAACCATCCGGTAATATTAGACTATATGAAACAGCAAGACTACCGGGAGGACTTCTACTGAAAACATTTATCTGTATTACATTATTGCCATACGATTGCGATATATTGTAATACGACAGCGGCAGTGTAATTCCAACAATGCGATAAGATATAACCTTCTCTAAACGAAATGGCAACGTGAATGTAATATTCGTGCTTTTGGTAGAATAATAATTTTCTCTAAAACGTGTATCAATATTTATAGCCTTTAAAATCGTATTTGTAAGTAAAGGATTAATAACGCCTCGCGATGTTCCATAGGTGTCAATATCTTTCCCCGGGTTTACATTATTATTGATTTGTATATTATGTGCGCTCGTCGGGTCTTTTATTATCAAATTATTTGTCCCCTTCATCATCTCCGTCTTCAAGTCGGTAAAATTAGCTTTACCATTATCTTCACTATCATTGGCGCATCTACTTTTTAAAATCGATGAAACATTTTCTAAAAATTTCTCCAACTTTACCTTCATATCAAATGATATCGTATCGTCGTTTACAATTTTCATGCACATACTATCCTTCTTAAATCTAATTTCATCGGAAGTATATTGCTTTCCTAATTTCAATAACTGTTCCAACTCGTTTACACTATAATTATTAATATTTAAATCAAAGTTTTCCATTATATAAAATTATATGTTATTTTTTTATATAATAGTACACCTATATTAATTATACTTATAGATTACAATATTACTACCACTTATTTTTCATTTATACTATGAACCACATGCCTTACAGGGTGTACCTGGGTTCGACATTATATTACCCATATTAAATAACTGCTTTACGTTTCTAGGTGCAGGTGCAGAACGAGAATTCGACGCTACACTGGCTGCAACTGCCGAACGCTGTTGCTGAACAGGAGAACGAGAAGGTGAAGAAATAAACAAAGGACCAGAAACAACACTGGGCATTGTAATTGGTCTCCTCGAAATTTTACCCGTATACCCCATATTTTGACTAAACATCATTGGTATTTTTGATGGCATTTTACTATACTATATAAAATAACATATAAAATAAAATAATATACAAAACATTAACAACAAAACATTAACAACAAAATATTATACTCAACACTGCGCCGATGGATATACACACGTATCCGAATATGCTATACCAAACACTCTAGTCTTATTACCATACTGCGGAACAACATTCGTAGTAGACTGTTGTGTCTCCGTTCTCAAAGGCTTCTTACCCTTCAGTTTTGCTAAATACCTATCATAAGAACCATGTTTCATATCTACACCTTTACTTCCTTGTGCAGAAGCAGTCGATGGCGCCGACATAGAACCAGGTCGCATTCTCGTAATCGAACTTCGCGTAGATGAACCATGAGACGGCACATTGCGATGTACTACTCCAGGCACGGCGCGGTCACTCATTTGGTTCCAATTCACGTTTTGGTACGTAGCAAGCGGGCGTGTATAAACAGTCAGAGCTCCTTTATTCATAGTATACTCCGAACCATCTACGCGAACGGTATGCTGAATACGCTTCTGTGTAGGAATACTCGCTACATAGGGAATTGCAGTTTGACTATTATTACCGCTTCCACACCCCTTGCACCCTATTGGGCGAGCAGGAGCTGTAAAATACGGAAACCAACAACTGGCACATATGCTTTGAGGATAAGAACTCGTCGACATTTTTTCTTATTACAATATTACAATATTATAATATTACACAAAATATTATAATATCACATATCACATATCACATACTTCGTCTATGTTTCCTAGTATGACCACAACCTTTTCTATGTTTACGCTTGCCGGTTCTCCCACGACCGCGACCACGCCCCCAGCTAAATAGACGCATATATCTACTAAACCCTCCGCCCTTTTGTTTTTTCGTTTTGCTCGCACCCGAACTACTTTTGTCATCATATGTATCTACCTTTTGTGCGATTTGCGCGACTTTGCGCGTGTCTCGATGCTGCAATACCAAATCACCATTTGGTTTAACAAGTTTTACGAAAATCTTTTTAAATTGTTCGGGGTTATTTTTAGCAAGACCCGATATATCACTTGAACATTTTCCGGTACAAACAAATACACGATATATACCACCTTTATAGTGTATCTGTATAACCTCCTTCGTCGGCTGGTATCTTTCATATTTTAAATGTTTATTCGGACAACACACCGTCCAGTGATTCCCCATACAATGTGTTCCCTCTGTAGTTTCGGTATATTTCGGTTTATTTTTTTTTAATTCAGCAGCAGACATATATACGCGAAGGTTTTATATAATAGTAAAAGATTTTTTTAATTTTCAATGTTCAACGTTGATTGTTTAAATTGTTTAAACTGTTTTTCGCTATCTTTATTCAAAATAATTTCCTTCCCAATTATTTTAATAATTTTCTTCTCGTTTTTAATATCATTCTCAATCGGTTCACATATTTTATTAATAAGCGTCAAATATTCCATCTGCGTTGTTTCCGTGTCCATCCAATCAGGATTTTGTTCCACCCAAGCACTAATCGCATTTCGTTCCTTATTCGCTATTTTTATTATCGTATTTCTCATTTTCTCATGCGTCTCATCCTTCTCCCACTTTTCCTTGTCCTTTATATACATCGTATCACGCTTCACATCCGTACAATGTATGGGTCTCTTATAAATATCCAACTCCTTTAACCCCCTTATCATTACATTGCTTATCCCTTGAACTAAACCATTCGAGCGCGAATACTGCAAATCCTCTAAAGTTATTTTAAGCGACTCTATAAACTCCGATATATTCAACGCATCCTTACACTTCTCATTCAAAAAGAAATTCAAGTTGAAATTATTATTCGTCATATTCGTCGTCGTGTTATTATTCATAGTTACATTGCCAATCTTCGGTATTATCGCATTAAGCTGCTGCTGCTGTTCCTTTATAATTTTTATCATATCCTGATTATCATTCATCAACTTCATAAACATCTCCGTCGTTATGTTTATCTTGTCTCCGACTATCGTATTCTCGCCCATAAACATCATATCTTCCAGATTATTAGATGAAGAATTTTTTACATCTTGAGTATTCGGTTTATTATTTTCTAGCAATATAATACATTTCTTTTTATGATTATACAGAGACGCGCGGTGACTATAAGACTTTCCACATACACATACACATGACATGTTATGCTCAACGACAGTGCTATGCTCCACGGGAGTGCTATGCTCCACAGAAGGCAATGTTGTATTATTGTTGTAAATGTTGTATTTATGTTTTTTGGTTTCACTATGTTTTTTATAATCTTTTCTATTAGACGTACTATAGTTACATAAATCACAAATAAAAGGTAGGGGATTTTTGGGATTTTTTTGTTGTTTTCCTATAGAAATGTCCGTATTATGTTTTTTTATTTTATTGTGCGTTTCCAATAACTTTTCCGTACAAAAATATATACTACATTTTTTGCAAAAAAATGAACGATTTATTACTTGGTTTGGAGTTACAAGTTTCGATGCATTATCAGATAAAGGTTCTATAGTATTCAATGTTGCATTTAACAACACATAATATTCTTGTTCCTTTTTCCTTGCTTCGTAACTATTTTTACATTTAAAAAAATTAACTATTTCCATGCTCCAGTTATCCCATCCACCATTTTTTCTTATTTCTTCATATACTTTCGTATGATAACAACTCGAGTTGGTATTTGTAACAGCTTGTTTATGAGCATGTTTTCGTTGAACAAAATTTGTAGTATGACCAACATACACGTCTTTTATATATGGATTTTTACAAAATATTTTGTATATGATTGTATTCGAATAGTCGACCGTTACTCTTGGCATAATCTTATTTATATCTTATAAATATCTTATTTTTAATATCCTTTAAAAAATAAAATTTATTACAACATAAAAATCCCTAAAACATATTGCAAAAAATAATAAAAATTTATCGTCACGTTTTTTTCAACTTAAAAATGCGATTTAGACCATTATGGTCTGAGTGATGAAGTCGATGTTTTTTTTACATTTCTACCCCCACTTTTCAAAAATGGACAAAAATAAATGTCCATTTTCAAAAATCCAGGTTTAGATTTGAAAAAAAGAAACATCATTCACTTTTGGGAGGGCTAGGGGTGGGAGTATTTCCCGCAAATAAAGTTAAGGGATTTTTGGTTATGTTTAAGGGCGCGCAAAATGCTTTCCCGGGATAATAGGAAAGTAGAAACAATGATGTAAATATTTTTTATACTGTAAATATAAATATAAATATAAATATAAATGAAACAGACCAGAAAAATAAGAAAAATAAGGAATAAAAAATTATTCTTAAAATGGTTGAAAAAGTCGCATAGAAATAAACATAATATAGTTCACAGTGGTGGTCAGCCTAAAGATGAACTTACAACTACCGGAGAGATAACTAAGGGTTCAACTAATGGGAACAACTTAACGATTGTGTCAAAAAGTAATGCAATACTTTTAGCAGGAGCAGTTACATTAAGCGAAGTAGCATATTCATTAGCTTCTAATCCTATTGTAATAAACGCAGTTCTTTCACTAGGTACAGGGACGGCATTATTTGCAGGTGTTATGTCGGGAGGCAGCTTAGCAGTAGTTGCATTAGTAGCATTTTGTGTTTGTCTTAAAGTAAAAGCACTCTATAGTAAATATCTTATAATGATGCATGTTGTAAACGACTATATGTTATTACTACAAAAAATAGATACTATGGCAAGGATTGCTGTTAAACTAAGCCAACAATATAAATTTGTGATTGACACAAGAGATGTAAATAAATCATTACAACGTATATTCGCTAAATTCGATAAAATATTAAGCAAAGATGATATAAAGGATATAAGTAACCAAGCTATTCGTCAAACGAACGCAGTTACTGATACTAATCTGACAGAAAATCCATTACAAGTGCCAAACGATAACGATGATAGTGCTGGTAGCGGTGAGGATGGGGAGATAGAATTGAGTAAAGCAGTAAAAGAAAGACAAGAAGGATTGTTTTCAAGATTTAAAAAATATTTTTCATCTGTTAAAAAGGGTTATAAATTAAGCTCAAAAAAGTTCGCTGAAGAATTGAATGACGAAGTTACTAGGCTAGGATTATATTTTTCAGTACTACTCGGAGAGTTAAATATAATGTTAAATGTATGTCAAATGGATATGATAGGTAAACAAGACAATACAAAACTAATACAGTTAAATACCGCAGTAAAAAGTGATGATAATTTTAAAAATTTGCTTATAAGTTCTATCATATATAGAACACTACAACTTTATAATATTTTTGAATTATGTAAGGATTCAGCATCTTCAAATGCTACAAAAAAGACATGTAGTGACAAAAGTATAGAGGAGTATGTTAGAGAAATTGATACCGAAAGAACAAAAATAAGTATAGTTCTTTTTGGTAAAAGTAATCTCAAAAATGAAGCACTGTTTCCACTGTATGCACCAAATCTAGAAAAAGCTGAGCCAAATAGTGAGTTAGAAGGTCTTAGAACAATTATGAGAAAATATCGTGAAACTATTGATAAGAAAGAAAAAGCACAAAAATTTTTGGATGATATAAAGAAATTTAATGATGATTTAAAAAAACAAAACGGAAAATTAGGTTCTAGTTCAGAAACATCAACCAGCGATATTACCGAAGGCAATTACGAGATTGACTATAACGAAGCAGAAGAAGAACCGGAACCATCCACGAAAATAAATAAAAAACCTGTTCCACAGAATAGACCATTCGTAAATAAGCAACCTGTCAACCAAGCTGTCACAAAATCTGAACAAATACCACGTCAACAGGATGATGTCGAAGATTACGATGGACATGCTTCTAAAAGAGGTCGTGTAAATCAGTATCAAGGCGAAAAAGATGACATAGATTATTACGATAAAAATTATGATTATGATGGAGCTCATTCTAGATATGGTCGTCAGAGTTATAACAACATTTAAACCTTTAAACATGAAAGTAGTCGTTTAAAAATGCTTTTGAATATAATTCGTCAATATGTTTAACAACTCTAGGGGGCTGCTTTACTTCTTCACCCTTTTTTATAAACAAGTTTTGGGGTGTTTTAGGTATACGAATTTTCGGCGGATACACGGCTTGCTGTTTATTTACATTTTGCATTTTATTATATCTCTCTATTGTATATTATATTTCTATATTTATATAATATATTATAGAATATGCCTCAAAAAACGCGTACTGCTAAAAAACCACTAAAACGAAAAGCCAAGAAAGCCATGACCGCCAAGAAAGCCAAGTCCCTTAAAATATTAAACCGCACACCAACACCTTATCCTTTTTCTGTCGTTTCTCCCATAACCTCGCCTAGTGGCAAACAAATAGGGACCATAACAACCTCGTCGACGGCGATGAGAGCTGTATCACATGACGGCAAAAACTGGCACATTGATACGGATGTAAACGGCGTAAAAAAACACGCCGATATTGCAAACCTTGCAGCAAACCCGAAAAACCTTACAAACTCGCAAATCATGGATATATTAGCATACCCCGCAGCAAAACAAGATTTGAAAACACGCCTTTTAGAAGAGTTTCGCAATATTCGCCACCCCCTTATGCCGATGTTGGCACAACGCTTTGGAGAACCGCAAATACAATACAAGTATATTTATAAAAATGGATGCGCGAATAAGCCGGTAATGCTTAATAATTTATCGCCGCTACATGAGGCAAAAATAGTACCGAATTCTAGTGAAGAACCGATACACCTTGTAGATGTAGGTTTAGGTTTAGGCGTGGGTAAAGGTGCAAGGAGGAGTATAAAACCGTCGAAGAAGGGTCGCGCGCGCACCAAGAGTAAAAAAAATCGCAAACCTCGCAAGTAAGTGAAATTCGTAAATATTGCGCTATAAAAATAATATATTATATAAATAATATATCATATATCATATAAATAGTAGCAATGTCGATACCATGGAAAAGCGTAGGAGGTTATGAAAGAACGCCTATAGGAAATTATGCGAGGTTTCCTTATCTTGTGGGAGGGACGGGTATAGGAATATCGGGAGGGGGTGGGACAGGTATAACGGGACCGACAGGTGCATCGGGTCCAGCTTTTATAACAAATTCAAACACGGATGCTACATTTTTCCCTGTTTTTGTTGGCGGGACTGGCAATCAACCATTATTAGCCGATGTAACACCTACCGCTACATCTATATCACTTAACCCTTTCAATGGTAATTTTAATGTGGTAGATACTATGAGATTAACGCAAACACAAGTAGCGGTGGGTAAAAATGCTGGACTCACAACTCAAGGAGCAAATTCTGTTGCAATTGGTGTTAGCGCAGGACAAACAGCTCAATTGGCAAATGCAGTTGCGATTGGAGTAAATGCTGGTATAACAACACAAGGTGAATCTGCAGTTGCGATTGGTAATGGTGCCGGCAATAGAAATCAAGAAACAGCTACTATTGCCATTGGACTAAACGCTGGTTTTGACCGTCAACAATTGTATGCAGTTGCGATTGGACAAAATGCAGGAAATAACACCCAAGCGTCAAATTGTGTTGCGATTGGAAATGGTGCAGGACAAACAACACAAAGAGCTTCTGCAGTTGCGATTGGACCAGGTGCCGGAAATAACAATCAACAAATATTTGCAGTTGCGATTGGACAAAGTGCAGGAAATGTCAATCAAGGACAAAATTCTGTAGCAATTGGTGTCAATGCTGGTCTTGGTTCTGGAGCTACCGGTCAAGGACAAAGCGCAGTCGCAATTGGAAATAGTGCAGGGCAAATAAGTCAAGGACAAAGTTGTGTTGCAATTGGTCATAGTGCAGGAAATGGCACCCAAGAAAATTTTTGTGTTGCGATTGGTGTTTCTGCAGGACAAACAACACAAAGAACAAATGCAGTTGCGATTGGTAATGGTGCAGGAAAAGACAATCAACGAGCAAATGCTATTGCGATTGGTAATGGTGCAGGAAGTAACAACCAAGAATCAGGTGCAGTTGCTATTGGGGAGAATGCAGGATTTACCAATCAAGGAGTAAATGCAGTTGCGATTGGATTTAATGCTGGTATTGGTTCTGGAGCTACTGGTCAAGGAGCTTCTGCAGTTGCGATTGGATATCTAGCAGGAACGACAAATCAACAAACAAATGCAGTTGCGATTGGACAAAATGCAGGACAAAGAACTCAAGGACAAGGTTCTGTTGCGATTGGAGATCGTGCAGCACAAACATCACAACAAGGAAGTGCAGTTGCGATTGGTTTTTTTGCTGGAAACACAGGTCAAGAATTTGTTTCTGTAGCGATTGGTGCGAATGCTGGACAAACAACTCAAAGAACAAAGGCTGTTGCAATTGGTGGTTCTGCAGGAGAAACAAATCAAGGAAGAGAATCTATTGCGATTGGTTATATTGCTGGTCAAAGCAATCAAGCACCTAATTCAATATGTCTAAATGCATCAGGCGTTGCCCTTAATCCCGGAGCGGCAGGTTTTTTCGTAAACCCTATTCGACAGGTTCCAATTGGAGGGGTGGCGACAAATACATTATACTTTAATCCAGCTACAAATGAGATTTTAAGAGGATAATTCCACGCCACATTTAATAAACAAAAACACAAAATTGATATATAAATATTTCTCATATATAGATATCAATACCCTCCCCACAAAACATAAAAATGGAAACACTACCAGACCCCGACTATCTCGCGCGCTTGAACGCGCACCCACGTGACAAGCGTATTACGTTCGACCCCATCCCACACACATATACAATCGACGGCGACCCTTCCGTCAAATACACCTCCGTCACAACCTGGAATCACAGCCACTTTGAGGAGTTCGACGCCGACGCCATTATTCGGTCAATGATGCGCTCCAAGAAATGGGCTGAAAGCAAATACTATGGACAAACACCTGACCAAATTAAGGCGCAATGGGACAAGAATCGCGATGAAGCCGCCGCAGCCGGAACCGCCATGCACTACGACATCGAGTGCTTCTATAACCAGTGCCCACGCGATAACCCAAACATCGAGTACCAATATTTCAAGCAGTTTGTAGAAGACTATCCGAACTTGGAGGCATACCGAACCGAGTGGACTGTATTTCACGAAGAACTGCGCATTTCTGGTTCGATTGATATGGTATTCCGAAACAAGGACGACGGAACGCTCAGCATATATGACTGGAAACGATGCCGCGAAATCAAAAAGACCGACCGAAAATGCTCGAAGAATCCCGTCATCGAACACATTCCCGATACCAACTACTGGCACTATTGTCTGCAGCTGAATACATATAAGGCGATTCTTGAGAGCAAATATGGGGCGAAGATACGCGACATGTACTTGGTGTGCTTGCATCCCGAGAATGCGAATAAGTCGTATCAGAGGATTAAGGTGATGGATATGCCGGACGATATACAAAAACTATTCGAACAAAGACGGAAACAGGTGAAAGAGAAGATGGACTAATATGTGCACAGGAGACATGAGACATGAAATAAACTATAAAAACTATAAAAAAAGAATATAGAGACTACATGCTAGGTAATATAACAACATACAACTATTTTTATTCACGCGTACCTATTCACCTATTCACCAATTCAACGCAATGTTTAATATTTCACAATATGTTACTATTTCCCAACATAGTTTTTATAATGTAAACGCGAATCAAGATTTAGAGTGGGATGATATTTTGAACTATTATTATAGTCTTACTATATACGTTATTGTATCGACTCTCTATTTATATGGTATATATTACATCTCGTGCTATTCTAATGGATATTACAGAAGCATATTTGATATTGGAGATGGAGATGAAGACGAAGACGAGCAAGACGACACCAACACCAACAACAATGACAACACCGACGACAAAACAAAAAAGGAGATTGCATACCAAATGAAATGGTTTGAAGAGTTTGATGAGACAGGCGATGAGGGCGAGGAAGGGGATGATGAGCTAACGGAGGAGTTTGTGAATAATTTGAGTTTAAATACGATAACAGAAACTACACCGAGAGGTGATGTGTTGATGTATTATAGTTCAAAACTAGGGTCGTTTGTGTATCATTCGCATACAAAAGAAATTCCGTATAGTTATTTAGAAACAGTTGCGAGAAAGTACGTAATTGAATACAACTGTAAAAAGCTCTATATTGATATTCGAAAAGAATACGAAAAGGGTGTACAAAAATACAAGGAAATTAAAGCGAAGGAGGAGAAGAATGGTGCAGATGGAGGTGTAGATGAGGCGAAGGAGAAGGAGAATAAGAAGAAACAGATATTTGCGAATTTCAAGACATATAATCGTAAGGGGGAGGTAAATAGTAAACAGAAGGACAAGATATATATTCTTAAAGAACAGGCGAATCGTTACTCATATAGGGGGAAAATCGAAGAATATAGCGAGGCGAAGGTGGAGTCGTGCTTGGATAAGAAAGTGCTTGAGAGTATGGGGGATAAACGGAGCGAAGAAGAGAAGAGGGTGAATGATATCGACTTTGCTAGTTTTAAAAAAATGAATATGAACTAGTGGAACGTAAAATACTTTATGATATTTTTTATTATTATTATAATATAAATAATAATAACAACAACAATAAAAGCAAATGAATAACACAAAAAATGATAAATATTTAAGAAAAAATAGACATGATAAAAATAGTAAACATAAATATAAAAATAAAACAAGAAAGGTGCAGAGAGGGGGTCAGGGTGAGTCTGTAAACCCAAAGGAAATTTCTCCAGAAGAGGTTGAAAAACTTAAAGAATCAGCAAATGACAGTAACGAAATGAAAAAAAAAAGATTTCCTATGGTTAAAGAACTAATAAGAAAATTTAAAGCATGGGCTATAGATAAATTTACACCTGGGACAACTGATAGTATGAAAAGATTAGAAGAATTATCAAAAACGGAAGAAAGCATAGAAGATTATGAAAATAATGAACCTGTTAATAATATTATAAGTGAAAATATTACTGAATTTAAAAAAATTTTAACACGTATTCTAGAAGAGCGTTTAAGTGAATTACAAAAAATAAATAGTAGTACCAATAATGATGAACTACAGGAAAAGATAAGTGGTATTACTGCAATATTAGACCAAATTGAAAAAATAAATGAAAAAAATTTTAATACAGAAAGTAAAAAACTTTTTGAAAGTAGTAAAGAAATACTTAAAAAACCTAGTATTACACAAAGGGTTAAACAAGGATTTAGCAATATGGGAAAAACAGTAAAGAATGCAGCAACATCTGCAAAGGGTGCAGTAACATCGCGATTCAGTAGAAAGAAAAATGACAACGAAGATTCAGAAGGAATTGAATTACAAGATTTAAAAAATAGTAATCAACCAAAATCAACAGAACCAACACTATCATCAATCAAAAACCCACAAGTTAATAATGAAGGTAGATTCGCAAAAGTAGGAACAGCTACAAAGGAAGGATTTGCAAAAGTAAAAACAGCACTCTCTAATTTAAAAGATAGATTTACTAAAAAAAATAATGAAATAAAAAAAAATAATTATAGTGAATTACCTGATACAGATAATCCAACCGCTAACGAATTACCCCAAGCCGGAGGCGGCAATAAAACAAGAAAGAACCGACAATATATTCGCGAGATTAAAGATAACCGAGCGCATCTATTTAACAAAGAGATGGAGATTATAAACAGTATTCGTAATTTTAAGCATGGACATATCCACGAACCAAAGAAACAATTTATAAGAGCAGTGAAAAGAAGTTAATATATCCCACTATGGAAATGAAAAAATTCTATTTAATATCAACAAATAAATATTAAATAGAACTAAAGAAATATAGTATATAGACTAATATTATAAAGCAACGCCCCCATTTTTAACAAATCGCCGATAAAAATGAAAGAGCCATTAAGAAGAATTGTAAAGATTCATAACAAGTATTACGACATAACAAATTTCGCCCATCCAGGTGGACCGGTCGCAATTATGGCTGCCAATCGCCGTGACGCAACCGCCTTATTCGAATCGCACCACCCTTTCAGCGACCGCACCATGATGGACAACATCCTTAAAAAGTATGAGATGAAAGAGGAATGTGAGAAATGCGAAAATTACCTGCTCCCTGGCGAAAATGAAAACGGCGCGATTTTTGATTGGGAAGAAACCACAAAAAGCGATTTCACAACAGAACTGCGCGACAAAGTGAAGAAACATTTCGCTCAAAAAGCCGCAGAGCGAGGTGTTTCATTTATCGAAGCCACAAAAGCAACACCACAACGATGGTGTGAGTGGGGCGCATTCACGACGGCATCCGCATGGTCATTTTATGCGATGTTATATTCGCAAAGCATATTTTGGAGTTGGTTAAACGTGCTTCTATGCCCGGCGCTATACTGGATGTCTGCAGGAATGTTTCACGATGGCAGCCATTTTGCAGTGTCGAGCGACTGGCGCATAAATTGGGGAGTGCAGTATATTTATAGAGTAATGTCAAGTCCATATGATTGGCTACACCAACATATTATAGGGCATCATCCGTATACAAATATACATAATAAAGACCCCGATTTGAATCACGAGTCTGTTCTAGAAAAAGATACTAAAAATAATGGTGTAAGATACACGGAACATACAATATGGAAACCAAAATATTTAGGTCAAGAAAAATGGTATTATCCAATAACATCTTTGGCCATACCAGCTCTAGTAATAATAAACCCTCTAGTTCTTATTATAACAAATTTATATAATAATTCTGTCTATAAAATACCGACTCAAATAAAATATAGCATCTTACACCTTATTGAAATATCCTTATGTATATATACGATATTCATATTGCCATTTCAAATATGGACACCATTTTATGCTGTTAAGCACGCAATACTGCCATACTATTTATTATCAACAATATTTAAAATTAATTCTTCAATGAATCATTTTCATAAAGACAGCATAAAAGGTCAGAATAAAAATTGGTATATTCACCAGGTTACTACTGCAAACAACTTCGGAAGTCATTATCCACACTATTACACGTCAATTGGACTGAATTATCAAATCGAGCACCATTTATTCCCAGCAATAAATCACTGTCACTTGCGCGATATTCAGCCGATAGTAAAAAGTTTGTGTGAGAAGCATGGAATCCCATACCATCATACTAGTGGATATAAAGAAGCTATTATAGGAGTATATGAACATCTTCGCGAAATGGGGAAAAAACCGGTTGGTGCTGATGCCGATACCAACACCGAAGAATAACAATATTTACTTTATTTTCCGGATTTTCCCGATTGTTTAGCATCACGTGCATCTTTCCAGCGAACAAAACCGGAACTTCGTTTCATATCAAAAGAGGGACCGAGGTGGTCTTTCGCGATGACGAGACCTTGTTGCTCGAATGGTGTTAAAGTGGCGGTGTATTCTTGAATCAGTTTTGAAAGAGAGGAATTTGACATGTGATATATGGTTTGCGTGTCTGCGTGTTTCGTATGGTTCGTATGTTTTATATAATAATATGAAAAATATTATTATATCAATTTTGTGTAGCTTTTATAATTTTGTATAATTCAAATAAATAAAAACAGTATTATAAGTAGACGGCGCTTAGTTTACAGGTTGTCGAATCGGTTCATAATGACCTCCATTCCAGTAGATATGGATTGTCTTATCATACGCCGAGTTAACGGGAATAAATTCGATATCAGGTGCACCCCTGTTTCTATGGTTACTTACAACGACGCGTAGTTTCCATATGTTACAAGCAGCTTGTATTTCAATTGCGCCACCCCATGTACTCATAAGGCGCATATTCTCGATATATTTGGATGGACTGGGACTGGGATTTTCAAAAGACAAAATAGTATGAGTATCTAAACCGTCCATAATAGGTTTATTTTCTTGTAAATAGTCGCATATTTTGTTACGTATTTGTGAAGAATTGTGGTCGGTTATAAAATAGTTTAAACTGTTAAACAAACAACTCATAACAAGTAGAGCAAGTATTTGTTATATATAACGAACATAAAAATATAAAGTATAAAACATCAAGAAAAGAAACATAAAGAAAAGAAACATCAAGAAAAGAAACATCAAGAAAAGAAGCATATAAGGTCGTTGCTTAGTTTGACATTGGAAGCCTGCATCATTTTTGTAATAGATGTGTCAATTTTAAACCCATTCATAATCAAAAACTGAAATAGCGTCGGTATTTCATCGACGCACATGAGCTGGTTAGTATCTCCAATGTGCGTAATAAGTAAGTTACAACACTGGGCAACATTTGAACAGCATCCTCCGCCTCCGCCTCCACCACCACATCCGGAAAAGACGCTATCCGTTTGAAAAGGCGACAAGCGAATAGGACCGACGCGTCGAATAATAGCATTAAGAGGCGAATCATGCGGTGGCGCAGGACTTATTTTGATAACTTTTTTGTAACACTGGGTAAGGTGGTCGTAGTAAGGAACTGACGATAAAGAATACATAAGCTTACTATATATGGTAGAGAAATTATATTGTAGAGGAATTATATTATACTGTAAAAAATATAATATAATATAATAAAATAAAAATCATAAATGATGTAGCAAACAATTTCGCGAATTTATATATCTTCAGGAGACAGACCCATCATCATACCTTCCCTTCTCGCATTATTGGCACCACATGTCCCCGATGCACAACTACCACCCGCGGGGCGACTGGGAGGAAGTACATTCGGCATTGCGGATGGTCGTTGCCCGACAAAGTACATAACAACCTGGTACAAAACATAAGCAATTACGAGATAAACAGCCAACATAACAATGTTCATTAGTAGTCCGTTGCCTCCCCCCATACCTGCACCACACATTTTAGACATTTTAGCCATTTTAGACATTCTAGCCATTTTAGTTATATAAATAAGTATATATTAATATTTTACGCAATACTGTATTTAAAAAAAATAAAGAATGAATAAAATATGCTAAAGGCTAAAAATAATAAAAAAAAGATATATTAGTAGTAGTATCACCAATATGAGCAAATTAATAGACCAAGGAGGATTTGGATGTGTATTTTATCCTGGGATAGAGTGTGACGGAAGTATAAGTAAAAACCCTAAATATATTTCAAAGTTGCACAAAAAAGAGTATCAAGTCGCGAATGAGTATAATGTCGGGAAAATGGTATCACAAATTCCATTATACGAGTATTATTTTGCACCAATTGTGAGTATGTGTGATATAGATATAGCGAAGATAGATAAACGCGAACGTGATATGTGTCGTGTTATATCGAGAAAGAAGACGAATTCAAAATTTGTAATAATGAAGATGCCATATGTAGAGAATATAAGTCTAGGAAAATATATTACGAATCCAAATATAGACAAAAAAGAAATAGTTACATATATTTTGGATTTGTATAAGTTCCTATTAAACAGTTTAAATATGTTGAACCTACGTGGAATAATACATTTTGACTTCAAAGAGCAAAATTTTTTAATAGACATAAAAACAAAAAATCCAATCATTATTGATTTTGGTTTGTCAATACCGATAAAAAACCTTGGTCCCGAAACGTATATTAAATATTTTTACGGATACAATCCATCTTACTATGCATGGTGTATCGACATCCATATTATTAACTATGTTATTCACGTGAACTCTACATTAACGTACGACGAGTTGGTGACAATGATAGATACATTTATAATTTACAATAAAGCACTACATATATTTTCACAGGGTTTTCTTTCAAGATATCGAGAATTAGCCATAAACACGTATAAAAAATATGTAAATATGCCTGCAGAAAATATAGTAACCGAGTTAATTAAAAATTGTAACACATGGGATAATTATTCACTAAGCATATTATTTTTATCTAAAATAAACACTATATCAAGTAAAGGTTTTACGGATAATAATTTGATAAAAAACTTTTCGGAATTATTGTTATTAAATATTCATCCGAATGTTGCGAAGCGCCTTAGTTTTGATGATACTAAAAAAATGTATAACAAAATATTTTTGTTAGATGAATCTATAGCTGAACATAAAAGTTTACTAAATAACTTTGACAAAAAGATATTTGTAGATAAAGTATTAAAGGATACAATGCAACAGGAGAAACTAAACCCTGATGTATTGAAAAAATGAATTGAATATTCAAGTAAAATTAGTTGCTTTAATTAAAGTTTGAACCGTGCAAGCCTCCCTTTAATGCGGCGGCATCAGCAGCAGCTACAGAACTGCCTCCTCTGCGGGAACGTCTAGTGGAACGACGGGTTTTTCTGTTTTTGCGGGAACCTTTGCGACCGCGTTTAGAATTAGTTACAGCGGATGCTGCACCAGATACATCTTTCTTGACATTTTTCCAGGTCTTAGATGCAGCTTTTAAAACATCCTTGAGATGTGTTTTTTTGCCCATACTAGCCATGGTGTTCTTAATATGTTGTCTCCAAGTAATAGCCATCTTATATTTTATACGGAGAAAATAATAAAGATTTGTGCAATAACAAAATAATAAAATATAAAAACAAGTTAAATATTTCTAAAGATATTCATACTTTCATACTTTCATACTTTCATACTTTCATACTTTCATACTTTCATACTTTCATACTTTCATACTTTCATACTTTCATACTTTCATACTTTCATACTTTCATAGTATTATTTTACGAAGTTCATAGTTGCATATTTTACTGAATACTAGAATACTAGAATACTAGAATATTACATTCAGTAAAATGTAAGAAGAATTATAATAATATGAAACGATATAAAACGTACGTGTTATATTTTATAAGTTCATAAGTATTAATACGCGTTAGTTTTTATTTATCAAAATGGTAAAAAATCTAGCAGGAGGATGCAATGGTAAAAAAGTAGCAAGAAAGCATACAACAAAGGGTAAAAACGAGTTGCGTTTATCCAAGTCGTCAGATGAGAAGTACGCAATAGTGACTAGATTACTAGGCAATACCTGTGATGTTATTTGCGATGATGGTGTAAATCGGCGATGTATAATTCGTGGTAAATTCACAGGAAGAAATAAGAGAGACAATATGCTAGATAATGGGACATATATTTTGATTGGGATGAGGGAGTGGGTGGACGAGGCAGGGCGTTCTAGGCAATCAGATGAAAAAAATGTAAAATATTGTGACTTGTTGGAGGTGTATAATTCAATGGAGCGCGACATATTGAGAAGGACGCATAATATATTTAGTTCACTAAAAGATGAAATTGGAAATAAATACGATAATGCAAATACAAATGTATCATTTGTAGACGAGAATACATTAAAGTATCAAAATGTTATTAAAAAGATGGATGCAAAACGTGGAGGCGGAAGTGGCAGCGATGACAGTGACGAAGATGATATAAAACCACAAGCTGATATGATTACAGCAAATGTAAAGCATGTTGGTAAAGGTGTCATCGTTCAATCATATGATATTAGCGATGACGAGGATGACGGCGAGGATGACGGCGAGGATGGCGACGAGGATGGCGGCGAGGATGACGGCGAGGAAGAGAAAGAGGTTACTACCGCGGTATATACTTCACCTAGTGTTGCAACTAAAAATAAAAACGTGGAATATATTGCCGAGAACCATATTGATGTGGATGACATTTAGTTCTACTCAAGACTGCGTCGGATGGCTTCTTCGATGTCGGCTTGTTCTTGTTCGTCACTATTGAGGTCGGGGTATATGTTCTCATTGATGATGATGCGGTTGTTGATAAAACGGTTGATGTCAATATTGCGAAGGTTGATATTGTTTAATATATTCAAAATGTTGGGGTTGAAGGCGTTGATGTGTGCTGGCGGAACGTCATCTCGCTCTACCGCTTCTGCGCGTGCTTCCTGCCCCACAGGTGCATAGGAAGGTGGTAAAGCAGCACCACTAGAAGAAGGTACAGCAGCGCGGGCGGGTTCCTGTGGGCGCATGGACGAAGACATCATTCTGACACTTCGAAGAAGTTGATTCATGGGTACCGAAACGGAGTGATGGTGGTGGTGGAGATGGTGATGATGGTGGTGTTGATGAGCTTGACCGTGAACATGCTCGGCGATTCGAGACGCGATATTATTAACGCGAACAATGTCGCTTTCTTGGTGTGCATCTGCGGGTGCGGGTGCGGGTGCGGGGACGTCTCGCTGTCCCTCTCCCTCTTCACGTTCAACGACCTCTTTTGACTTGAAAGAGAAGCGACAAATGGGGCACTCTGCTTTCTCTTCTTTCAACCACTTGGTAATTGCTTCTGCATTGAATGCGTGGTTGCAAGGTAGAATAATAATATCGTCTCCTTCTTCAAAGTCTACCTGCCAAATACCGCATGCTCCATTTATTTTGAGTTCCTCCACCATGGAGCTAGTAAACTTCTTTTTGACAAGTTGACCGTGTTCTTCTTCGGAGATAACCCGCTTAACAGGGCATCGGTCGTATAGTGAACGAGCGAGAATAGACGCCGCGGATGATTCTAAACCGTGAAATCCGTCACCGCCGCCACCGAATGCACCGCCACCAAATCTAAGTGGTACGAATGATATACCATTTCCATAGATATAGTCGAGTAAGTCGTGACCTCTTCTGTTAGGTAACTCCGCCGAAGAAGCCAACATTATAAGATCGGGGACATCACCATTGATGGCGTTCTGGTTCTGGTTCTGGGAAGGCTGTTCTTCTTGTCCGGACATTGTATACCTTGATAAGTTCGTGTGTTGTGTTTTGTTTTTCTTCTATATTCATATTAGAATAATATTTCTACTTCAATTTTCTAGAAGTAGAAATACGATACATAAATATAATATTACAGCACTTTAATGCTTACGATGTCTAGTGACAGAGTCAAAAATAGATGGAAACATTATGACCATCATAACAATGTTAATGGCATAAATAATGAGAACGAAAGTAGAATAATAGTAAAGAAAGGAGCGTCTCCATTCACTAGAACACTGGCGACACTGCGATTCGTTCATTTTTCCAATAAATCGGTAAAGGTAAATAATATTGGCTACATTTATTACCATCAAAATCACAATTACCCACTTGTTGGATACCATAAAAGAGCGACACTGATTCGGAAACACCGCAAACAAAAGAACTTGAACCAGAATAATGGTACTTAAAGTAGTCACATAGCCGGTTTCGGGAATATTAGTGCAGTATCCACATTTCATTTTCATAGCGGCAACATAACTCAAAATAATCCCTAAAATAATGACATTTATAACTCTCGAAAGAATATTATGCATTTGTTGTTATTATATAATAATTAAATATTTTTTTTAATTATTATATGGTATATATTTTAACGCGTATATAACCCGCATCGCATATCCTAGAATCCAGCAACTTGCTTAAATACTCGCTCAAATCCGACATATCTATCATTATTCAGCGAATTCACCAATGTAGTCCAAGGCGTATATTGCTGAAGTCCCGCAACACCTTTTTCGCAAAAGACATTCAAAAGCGCCGGGCTAAACCCTGACATCATCGATACGTTTTGGTCTGTTGACAATGACGGAAATCCAGTAGTTTTGCGCAAATTCCAAAACACAATATGCGGAGCTTTACACGGTTCTCCATATAGTCGTTCCCCCATTTTTGCAAACATTTGTTTCATATTCTCAAACAGTGTTTCCCTCGCAGACAAGTCGCACATACTCTCCGACGCATTACTCATTTGCATATCCGAAAAAACGACCAGTACCAAATTCTCTGCAACTTCACGCGGGAGCTTATTATCCTCAATCCCCTCTCGTATAAGGTCAAGCGCCAAATAAAAATTCGTCGTCATCCCCCACGACGATGTCCTCAATTTGCTCACCTGTTTCACAAATGTATCCGAGTCTTGCACCCCTAGCTGAACCCACGTTGGGCGCTCCGAAAATGTCATCACGCGCTGACCAAGTATCGACTTTTCCGCGACGCGAATACTCAACCCAATCGCCGAATGAAGCGGGTTGCTATTATCTTCCATCATCGAACCCGAAACATCCGCCATCGCTATAAAGTTGCCAAGGTTCCCATTCTGCGCGGAATTACTCTTCCATTGCTCGTTCAATGCCGTAACAACCGGCGATTCATTCGGTAATGAATTTTTAATACATTCAATAGCGCTCTTTACAAAATCAATTATCGAAACACGTTTCCCCTTTATTTTACTTTTACCACCGACTACATTTCTTAAATATTCTTCATAGTTATTTTTACAGTCGTCGCGGTCTTCGTTATTTTCACAGCGGGTAGTCTTGCCATTCTTCTTAAGATTTAAAAATGAATTCGCCTGTTTATGCATGGTAATACTTGTGACATTGTCAAAGTTAATTTCCGCCCATTTACCATCGCACTGCTTTACTTGGGTTGTGTCCAGTTTTTTATTGAGCGCGGAAATAATTTTGCGATAAACCATAAATGCACGGTTTACAGCTCGCTCATAGGATGGATGCGTAGTGTCATGCGGAATCTGGTGTTGCGAATAATTCATTGCAAGATAATAATAAAGCCAGCCGAATTTTTTCGACTTTTCTCGTGGAATCCATCGAGCCACTAGAGAAAAACGACTTCCATTATTTTGTAACTCTTGCGCATCAATGCGAAGTTGTTCATTGATAAGGTGTACAACTTTGTCAACAAATCTCGAAAACAATTTACTATTATTCTCTTTCTCCTCTTCATTCTCTACCAATCCATCAATCAATTGTCCTTTCATATACGTTAAAAAATACTTCATGTCTTTCCATGAACCAAGGGGATTCTGTTTTGATTTCGTATCACACATACCATTGCCATCACCCTCGTCTCCTGCATCCACCACATCCTCCACTCCTCCTACGTCATACACGAGTGTTTCAATAACATACTCAAAGAATCTGAAATCGATTTTTGACCATTCTAAGAGCATTACATAAAAAAGTCCATACTCACCTTTCCCGCAAATAATATCCCGCGTTTGTGCCATCAGTTTAAACATTATAACACCCATATCAATACACTTATTATAATCATTACTGCCTTTATCGAGTGTTCTAATTCCATTCATTATAATAGTCAAAATATCTCTCGTTTCTTTTGCAACGGTTAAAAACCCTGTGTCACTAGTCGTTCTTACTAACTGAAAACTAAACTGCATTATCTTTTCCTGCAACGTAGCTAAAGATATACCTACACTCTTATACTCGAGATGATTGTTCTCTCCATACTGATAACCGACTAAAGGAGAATTGGAAGCATTGGAAGCATTGGAAGCAATAGTGTCTAAAGCTTTAATGACCGGATGAAGAGAAGCAGACATATCCCGTGGTTGCATTGACGAAAAGGCTGTGTTTTATTACACGAATGTTGATGATAATATATAATGAGCTGTTATTTTTAAGTACGTTTCAAATGAAGTTATTCTTGTTACACCGACCCAAAAGAACTGCAAATAAAACTACAACATATTTACATACCGGTCGAATCGCTTTGTCTTGTTGTTGCCTTGTTTTTTCTGTTTTTGTGAACTACGTATATGTATTCGTTTTGTGGTGTTATTTTTATTTTTAATAAAACCATTAGTAATCAACTCTTGTTTTGACAACAGCGTCGTGTGGTCCGGTTCCGCTTCTTGCTCTGGACACTCAAAAAAGAAAAAATAAATACCATTGTATTTTTTTAATAATCGAAGCGTCGGTTTTAATTCAAATGAGTCAATTCGGTTAAGAGTATAAAGAGATATAAAATCATTCGGATTTTCAATATACTCCGGTAAGGATTCGGGTGTTACGTGAATATTATAAACCATAATAGATATCAACTTATATTTTACCTTATTTTTCTTTTGACTATTTTTTATTACATCTATTAACTGACGTCGCGTTACTATATTGTCATCGTTGTCGAGATATATTTTTTTCTGATGAATTATTTCGATTTCATTGTCGGTATTAATATACGTTATATATGTTTTTATATTATTCAATACAGTAACTTCTTTAAACATCTTGGAATAGTCTATTTCAGGAATTTTAATAGGTTCTTTTTCATTCTGGATTTGATATGCATCAACCATTTCATATCCGTCGCCCATTTCTTTTTCACTATCTGATTCATATTCATTTTCATTTTCATTGTCCATTATTATTTGTAATTATACTAATATAGATAATCTATACAACAACCTAAACTAATTAGTTAAATAGTTAGTTTAGATTTTACGAATTATTTATCTGAATCTATTCATTGTCATTCATTGTAATTCGGTGCTAATAATAATTATCATCTCCATTATCGTCGGAGGAAACATCATCTCCCATTTTCCACTTTGCAATCCTTTCGCTTTGTTCTCTTATTTCATGATACATTGAATATTGGCTATAGTTCGACTTTTTATACCCCATAGTACTTACATTCGGTTCAGTTTTATTTACAACTTCTGGTTTCTTTTCTACAACTTTTTTAAAATCCAATTTATTTTGTACAGAACCGGGCTTATTTACTTTTGCTGAGTTACTTCCAAGTGATGGAAAGTTATCATCATTTAAAACTACTCTGTTCAATTCCGGATTTTCCATTTTTTCTTGTTTTTCGAATTTTTCACTATTTGTCTTGTTCGCATTATTAAAACTACTTTGAAAAATATTTTGCGACTTTTTTAAGAAAATGTTGCCCCTATCGCCCCTATCGCCCCTAAATGAATTATTGCTAGAAAAACCAAACCTATACGGTTCTTGAGGCTGCTCCTGCATTTGTCCTACATTTTCATCTCTCCTTCTAACATCGTAGTCGCAAGTATTATCATAATACCTATTGCTATCACTGTAATCCGCTTCAACATAAGCAGTATCAATAATATCATTCAATTCATTGAATTTCCTTTTACTCATTTAAAATGTCGCGTAAAGACGTGTACCTACTAACTATAATGGATGCTCTATATTAATATTATATTTATTTTTAAATAGTAGTTTATATAGTATTTAAACAAAATCAATATAAAGATATTTTAGCTATATTATTTGTCTCCTAACAGCAAGTTTTTTTCGCTGCAAATAAATAAAATAAACAAGGATTCTATATACTTTGTAGGAGGCAGCAACATGATGTGTGACAGTAGTGGTGACGGTGTATCTATATATTCCCAGCATCCCCAGCATAACATAGAGATGGTTTCTATGTTATGTTATGAAGTATATCATATATTTTTATAAAATTCTTCTTTGAGCCATTGTGTAATATTATTATACATTTTTTTACCATAGTATAGTTCAGGGTAGTCGTATGTATGGTAAGCCTTGGCTGATTTTTTATCTCCATAATGATATGTTACCGACCCCAATCTTTTATCAATAATATTATCCATAATTATTTTCGAAATAGAGATATTTTTTTTATATTCTTTCCCTTCATCTTTTTGAATACATGTAAATAGATTATCAAGTTTAAAAAAGGAAGTTATTTCATCTATTATCGTTTTATTTACACTCATATTTAAATTTATTAGTTTCGGGGATGGAGGGTCTTCTTTGTGACAGTAAAATGATTCATACATAGATGCATCACTCTCTTGATTCTCTTCTTCTTGTTCATCCGTCGAATCGGCTAATAAGTACGGATTATTCGAGGATTGTTCCATACTTTTGTATCTGTATCCTATTATACTATTTTTATATTTTTTTTTGCCCATTTTCCGCAAACAGAAAATTGAAGTCAAAGTAATCCTTTAATTCATATGCAGTAATCATAACTACAAAGCTACGTACAAGACAATGTCCTACAATAACTCCAGAAGTGACGCCCGTGATGCCCGTGATACCCGTGATACCCGCCGTGGTCCCAGACACCACAACGAAGAGCGCTATATTCCTCGCGAGCGTGATGACCGCCGTGATGACCACAGACCCAACAACGAAGAGCGCTATATTCCTCGCGAGCGCGATGACCGCCACGATGACCGCAGACCCCGCCGCGATGCTTACTACGAAGCCTTCAGTGAAGAATATGGCGAGCAGGTTGCTCGTAAAATTTATGGCGAAGACAAGGCTCCTATTACACAACCCAGCATCTGCATTCCCCGAACATTTCCTACCATCCGCGGAGAACAAACCAAGCGCGCTGTTTTCAGAACATTCAGAGAGTTGCGCATCGGACTCATTGACCGCATCGATACCGTTCACAAGACCGACAAGAACGGTGAGCGATTCTGCACCGTTTACATCCACATGAAAGACTGGAATGTGCGAAGCCAACTTGCCCGCGACACTCGCCAAAAGCTCTTGGACGGAGAAGAAATCAAGGTGGTGTACGATGAACCATGGTTCTGGAAGTGCACTGCAAGCACTATCGAAAAGCCGGAAAATCGCTACTCTGAAGGAGCCGCTCGCACCACCGCAAGACCACGCATCGACCTCGGCGAAGGAACACGCGCTCTTTCCCGCTACACAACGAGAGACGACGAACGCCGCGAGGAACGCCGCGAGGAACGCGAGCAACACAACCCTGAACAGCTCTGCAACATGGACCCCGAAGAGCATGACGATGAAGAGTAAATCAAAAGCGCTCTACATAAAAAAGGTAAGGAATAGGTAAGTATGATACAACCATAAATCAACCATTGTTGTGTGTTTTGTGTTGTGTGTTTTATGTTCTAACACTTTTTTATTTTTATACTGTAATTTTATACTATCCTATCCATGGAATTAGAAGAAAAAACAAAAGACTCGACGCTAAAAATAGGAAGTACAAAAATTTCGCTTTTAAAAGAGAATTTGTATACCATTGAGTCGAATAGTTTGCTTTTAGATTCTATAAATGAAAATATCTCTCATCATAGCGAACATCAAAGATACAGCAAGCAAATTAATATGACACCTATTTTAGATGCAACAGGTAAAAATAAAACTACCAAAAAAACCAAAAAAGCTTTATACGAAAAAATAAAAATGAAATTCAACGCCGACTCTGTTATGCCTCTAACAACCTTTATAAACAAACAGGGAAATAAACAAGGGACAAACTATAACGTAATACTTCACTTCATAGGTAATATAGGAAACCAATTAACATTTTTACGAAACAAGGGATATTCGATTCCCTTTTTTAGTTTAGAAGATTTTATTGTTATTGACAATATCATTTTTTCTTTCATAAACGACGACAAGATTTTTAAAATAGATGACGAAACGAAGAACATTACGGTAGACTACCCGATTCGATATAATAAAAACCACTCTTTTATTCCACCTGGTCTTGCTTTCGGTCTAGATGAACAACCCGATAAAATACCCATCGATATTTATTATTCATCGATATACCATAGTCTAGCACAACTATGTGTATATGTTTTTCTGAGAAAACAAATCAAAGATGAAGAAGACTACGACAAAGTAGCCGGTCCATTTATTTACACTTCTCTATATTGGTGCCTTAAGCGGTGTTTAGATAAAGATGAAAATAAAAGAATTCTTTTGTATGTCTAATTTATAAGAATAATATTAAGAATAAGAAACAAGAATGTCAATCGCTACTTTGAAAAGAAAAACCAATTTAGGCGGAAATCCGCGCGCTGACCCTATTTCCGGTATCGGTAACAAGGGTTTCGCTCTAAATGGAACTCTCCGCAATATCGGCGGCGTAGGTCAGTTCAGAATGGTATCCAATGTTACAAGAACAAGATATCGCGGTAACACACCCATGGGAAGCGGCGGTTTTCTCGGGAAATATCCTTTATATATATCCAACTCCGGTGACTGCTGCACCAATGATCCAAGTGTCGTTAAAAAATCTACGAAAAATACACAAGGTATGTTGGAAGAGCGTTACAAGGGTATCTTATTCGGAACTTACCCTAACTCATGGGTCAAAGATGACGACAATGCCTATCGTGAGACAAAAACACAGGGACAGTATGTCGAGAATATAACACGAAAAGTCGGTTCCTGTAATTTCCAAAACCCCGTTTGTTGCGAAATCGATAATAGATGCAAATGTATTCAAGGGAAATATATATACATCGGTACCAAAAAGAAACTGTTTTATCGCCCAACAACTAAAAGTGTTGATAACTTTAGCCCCGATGGAGAAATGATGTCGCAGGGTTTGTATATAAGCGCCGGTGGTGTTTCCAAGAAGAATAATCTTCCCACACCTGCATGCATGCAACATTATCCGCCAATGTTGTCACATACCGGATGCGACACAGATGTTGTAACATGGCAGCAAGCCAAAGCTGTCGGTATTGTTCCACCAGACTACATGAACTGCCCTCCATGTGTCGTATCAAATCCGCCATGTGTTACGTGTGTTTAGGGTTTCCTCGCAATCATCGCAATATATAACGTTTCGCGTTGCGTTATATATTACACTATGCTGTGCCGTGTTATACCTAAAAGGAATATTTATAATTAAAGAGAAATAAAGTAGAACAACATTAAGTTGGTAAAAATCATGAAAAATTGTTGGAACATGATGGTATATTTTGCAAAGTCGCTTCTAGGAGTAACAAGTGTATATCCAACACCGGCTTGCACCGTTGTAGCTAAAAACAACACGTCTGGAAATCGCGGCTCAATATATCGTGACATATCCTCATTCAAATCCATTTCTTTCCGGATAAGATAGTAAACTATAGCAAATACAAAAATACATAAAAAGTTATATAATGCACCTCGAAAAACATACTTCATTGTGATGACTATTTATAAATATTATAAATATTATAAATATTATAAATATTATAAATATTATAAATATTATAAATATTCATTTTTTACTATATTCATTTCTTCGTCTTTCTCTTCGTACTTCTCTTCGTCTTTCTGTTATTCCTAGTCTTTTTGTTATTCTTATTGTACCGCGTTTTAGCACCTCCCTCGTGGTGTTGTTGTTTGCCATCGTCATCAACAACGTCATCGCCACTCTTATCGGACCGCGGGCTAATATTGGACATCGGTGTTCTAAACCCTAATACACCGCTATCGCTAGAAGTCATATCCTTAAATAATGGCGACACATCTTGTGCTTCTGATGCGACACCTTCTCCTTGTTGATGCGGTCCAGTTATCTCTCTTCTATTTTTTAGAAACTTTTGTCGTGCTCTTTTTTGTTTTATAGTCAAATGTTTATACCCTTTGTGTTTTCTTCTCCACCTTTTTGTTCGCTCATTTTCAGAGCCACTTAGATGCCCTCTACTCGTCAATGAATCCGACGTTCTAGGAGACCTCGGGGAAACTAACTCTTCGGGAATCATCTGCCGTAAGTCAAATGTTGGAACACTTACGGAATCGAAATGTCCAACAGGTCTTAAAAACCGCATCGTCATTCTTTCTTTCGGGGGTAACTCCGAAGCATGCAAACGCCTCGCTAAGTGTTTGTGCATTTCTACACCCCTAAATTCGTCTCCACTCGTTTGTTGTAAAATAACGTCATCCAACATTTCACTTAAAACGTCATACGACTGCGATAAAGTAGAAGAGAATATTTTAGATACCACGCCATACCTAGACAGTTTACGCAACTGCATAAGAACAATTCTCTTCTGTATATGTTGTAGTCTATCCGCAGGCAATCCGGCGGTTTCGTACTCGGGTAAATCGGCAATCACAGAGGCACACAAAAACGCCGACCTTGAAAATTTAAACATTGTTTTTTGTTCAAAATCCGTCAACCTACTTAAAAAACACGCCGCCGAGTCACAATGCGCGCGGGGGTCCGGATGCTCCTGCTCTCCCAATCTTTCTACTGCTGCTGCTGCTGCTGCTGCCGCGCCACTCGCAACAAATTCGCGACACTGTCTCACATTTTTATAAATGATATATACATACTCCATTAAAGCAACATCCACGTGCAAATAAAAAAAAACAAGACCCCTACCAATCGTGCAACGTCTAACACGACTATATAATTTATCAATCATCGGGTCATACGTAGTGTACGTTATATCAACTAGTTTTACTTTTTTTCTTGGAGCGGTCGTGTCACCCAAGCTCACTTTCACATTTTTTGATTCCAATTGTTTACCGCATACTCCTGGACCTCTCAACACTACATCAACGCAACTATAAGTAAGTCTTTGATTCCCTTCATATACCTCCTGAGAGAAAGATGACGGAAGTGACATATCGCGCTTATATTCAAGACATGCCGTAATAAATGCCCCAACCTGTTGCGCAAATACTTTTCTTGTAACATCATCTTCGGAATCATGTTTCGCCAATATTACAAGGTCAATATCATCCGTTGTCTGGTTTCGTAAATCCCCTGCAACCTTTAACATATCCGCGCATAAATATAAACCGGTTTTACCTTTTAACATTATTTTACATTTTCGTTGTAATGTGCGACTCGCTATGCCTACTGCAATAAAACATAGACCCATATCATAGTTGCTTTGCGGATTTTCGAGATTTTGTTTTTTACATAACTCTGTAGTTAGCGGTAGTTTATTTACTAGACCACCTTCCATCGTATTTCCGAACATGAAGTTATGATATTCATGGTACACCTCTTCTATTAATTGATTAATATTTCGAATACCCATTCCTTGCCAGAAGTTTACATCCAATTCAACGGGAACTGCGTAATGCGACTCTACGCGAAAATCTTGCGCATCACCTGCTTGTTCTTGATGATACACGCCCATCATCATACCAGGGTGCATACCAGGATGCATTCCCATCATCATACCAGGGTGCATTCCCATCATCATACCAGGATGCATTCCCATCATCATACCAGGATGCATTCCCATCACAGGGTACGGTTGCTGCTGTTGCCGATTTTGCTGATTTTGTCGTTGCCGATTTTGCCGTGGACATCTATTTTGTCTATGTCCGTATTGTTTACATCTTTCGCAGTACTCTTGTGCACTTGCCATCCATATATATTATTATATTATTTTAAACTATGAAAATAATATAAAGTTATCGCCAATATAATGTTATAGTTCATACTTTTCCATCTCCACACTCCAAAAATGAGTTCTTCCGAATCTACAGACTACACAATCGTAAAGCCACCTGCATATATTCTAAAATTATTTATAATGAAACAATCTACCTCTTCTTCGGTCGAGAACCCTAAATACGACGAACTAGTAAAAATGTACGAAGAAAAAGTAGAAGCACACAACAAAAAAATATACGACTCACAATACCCCGATTCAGGGTTCGACCTTTTTATCCCATTCGACTATACCGACCACGCCTACGGATATACCGACAATCGATTATCCCCCATGACGTTTCGCGCACCTCTCGGCGTGAAATGCTCCATGTCGCACTTTAATACCGCATACAAAAAATCATACCCATCCGGATACTACTTATATCCTCGCTCCAGTATTGTTAAAACCCCTTTTCGTTTATCAAATTCGGTAGGTATTATTGACTCCGGGTATAGGGGTGAAATCATGGCGGTGGTTGACAACATAAACGCTGCGAATATGGATACAAAAGCAAGTATTGTACAGTATATGTCTCCGATGACGCGTATGTTTCAAATCTGTTCGCCAACATTGGAGCCGTTTATGGTACAAATTGTAAGCAGCGAAGAAAAGCTGGGGGTGACAGAACGCGGTAGTGGAGGGTTTGGGTCGACAGGCGTTTAGTGCGGGTGCGGCGCCCTATAGGGAAAAATTATTATATTCGTCATACGGCATCGAGCTGTCATTTGCGCCTTTGAATTTCACTATTTTACCGCTATCCATGTAAATTTTGGTGGGAAAAGAAGCAGCATATTCTGCGTCATGTGTTACGACAATGAGTGTGGATTGTTTCGCCATTTCATCTATCATTCTCATGATGTACTTTTTACTGTCCGTATCGACTGCGGCAGTAGGTTCATCCATAATAACGATGGGTTTCTTACTCAGATAACAGCGCAACAAATATATAATTTGTTTCTGACCACCGCTTAATTTTGAACCATGTAATCCGGCGAGTGTTTCTAAGCCTTCGCGATGATTTTTAAATACACGCATGACGTGTAACTCCCGAAGAATCTGCTTTACTTTTTCCTTCGGTATATTATTCCCGTAACATATGTTGTCGATAATAGAACGGTTGAAGAGAACTACTTTTTGATTTACACACGCTATTTTGCTTCGCAGATATTCGCGATTGATATCCAAGACATTTACACCGTTGTGCAATATTTGTCCGCTTGAAACTTTATAGTATCCCATAATCAGTTTCACGATGGTCGATTTACCGCTTCCGTTGGTTCCTATAATTGCTACGCGATCAAGGGGATTTATTTTAAACGAAATATTCTCTAATGAGTTTGAGTTTTGTTTGCCCTCGTTGTTGCCGCCTTCACCGCCTTCCATATTTCTACCATAGCCGAATGATACATTTTTAAACTCGATTTGACCGTTGACGCGCATTCCGCTTTTGTTTCCATTTGGAGTAATAGTATTTAAAATATTTTGGACGATTTCTTCGCTTTCTGCCAGTTTTCCGTACCCGATAACAATGTGAACCGTTCTAGATATCGTAGACTTTAAGTATCGAATGAAAAATAAGACAATCACGACTAGTTTTACGGTTGTCTCGCTTGTTATTTTTTTAGCCTTGTAAAAACGAAGGATAATATATATGTATAGTACGAGAATAGCTGTAATAAAAAAGGCAAATAAATACGTTCCCTTGGATGAGTACCATATTTGATGTTCGTGTTTTTCATCATATATGTTGTGTTTAGATTCTAGGAAATCTTTTTCTTGTTCTACCTTTTTACAGGCGATTACGCTCAATGAATTACTTAACACGTCGTCGATGTGTGTCATTAGTATTTTTTCTTCTGTTGCTCTCTCTTCCGATTTATTTTTTATTTTTATTAGGACATAGTAGTAGATAAAGAGGAATATTATGAATGAAAAAATCATGAGTCCACCAATCTGTAGATTCAAGTACACGATGTAGGTTAATATAGCGAAAACTGTTATGCAAAAAGTAACTATCATATATATGAAACTTTGAGTAGACGATACTGCGGTATTAGGAATCATTAGTAGTTTTAAAATGGTATTTGATATATTCTCATCCTCGTAGTTGACTTCGATATTTTTGAATATCGCGTCTACTAGTTTGAATCGAATGAATTTTTCCATTTTGGGGTAGTTTATTTTGTCATAGTAGCTATTAAACATGTACATGGCATCTATCAGAACATATAAACCGGCAATCTTCCATAGTGCTGATATAGAACCATCATAGTTTAGGGTATTGATTGCAGTTGTAAAATTACTAAATAAGTTTGACAATACTATCATTTCTAGAGGATTTGTTATAAATAATATAACAATGGTAACGATGACCCATAGAATATTTTGTTTTATAAAATCGAAGATATAGCCTAATAAAATATTCTTTTTGGGTTCAGGTTCAGGTTTAGGTTTAGGTTTAGGTTTAGGTTCACTGTTTGTAGTATTTGATTGGGAACGGGGTTGGGTGTCCATTATTAAGATATATTATATACATAATATATTTTAGTTACTAAATTTATACTTTTTGTGGTTTTATTTAGTTAATTTTTGGTTATTTAGTTAATTTTTGGTTATTTATTTTCTGGATTTTCTAGAAGATACAAATAATTTACGTAATAGGGTTTTAGCCTTTTTAGCAACATTGTAATAATATGATGCGCGATGTTTTTTGATAGTTCTGTCTCTCGCTCTGCGCGTCATCTCACGTGCGCGAACATATGCTGAAATAAGCCCACCTTTGCTTGGCTTACAAGAACCGGCATTACAAATAGGAAAAGACTTTTTGGAACCGAGGAAACACTTTTTTCCGCACCGTTTCAACTGGAGCGTTCGCTGGTGTCTAGTGGGTTGATTACGCCGCCAACTTTTGAATGTTTTTAGTAACTGCTTTCTTGTTACCATTTTCCTATATATGTATTGTTATATTTTTATGTTTTATTATTGTTTTATATTTAGAATTTTATTATACTTATAATATATCTTTAAAGATGAGTAGTTGGTTAGCAAAAGTTGCTGATGCTGTTACACCTGCTGCTGCTGCTGTTACACCTGCTGCTCGTTTGTTTGGTATTTTTAATAAAGAACCTGCTCAACTAGATACTAAAACTCAAGAAAATACTGATGATGCAATAATTCAAGGAGTAGTAGACACTGCAGACGAAGCTCGGGCTGCTGCTCAAGTTCCGACTGCCACCTCCGCTGCCACCATAGCTGCAATTAATGCAAATCTTGCACTTGATAATGCATTAAATGAAAAACTATCGGATGAAGCTAATGCAGAAAATTTAATAATAGAAAATGATACGTTGAGGAAAGAATATGATAGGTTGAGGGAAGAATCGATGCAAGCCTTTATTGCAGCCCAACGCAATATTACCAAATTTCGAGAAGAATGCGTAGAGGAAGCAATTAATCAATTTCAAAAAGCGTTAGATGATTATGGTATACAAGTTAAACCTCAAATATCCCGTGATATTATGGGAAAAATTGCAGGGTCGTGGAGGGAATTACTTATTTCTTCAACACAAGATGACACTTCTGTATACTTAAGTATGAAAACATTCTTTTTTCGTATAAATCAAGCGATTGATGCATTACTAACACAGTGTATATTTTTATCGAGTAAGTATCCTCCTCCTCCTCCTCCTCCTCCTCCTCTACCCTCTCCTCCTCCTACTTATTATAATCCTCTCGACTTAGAATCTCGAAAAGTAAAAGTTGGACCATGTTGGTATGTTGTAGGTCCTATTTTAGATTTTCAAAATATAGAGGGAAGAATATTTATTTATGTTAAATGTTACAGTGATACAACTAATGGAATATATTTTTGGGTCTATGGTTCTCAGAGTGAAGGTTTTAATCGTGTATTTTTTAAACTAGACCCTTTTGGTTCTATTGAAAAAGGGTTTGATTATACACAAGGAACATTTGTTGATTTACAACTACAAATGGCATTATGTAGATATTATCAGGAACATAGATTAAAAACACCACACCCATTAGACACTCTTACAGAGTTGAATTCATTTATGATGAATATGCCTTATTTACAACAACACGCAACATATAATCATCTTCATCTCTATAAGATTGACTATAGTTTTCGATTCATAATTAGAAAGGGATTTCCTTTAAAACTACCTAACATGAATATTGATAGTGACTGGTTGGGCGTAGTAAAAATGTATTGTATAAACCAAAAAGTAGATTTCAAAATTGAAAGTCGCAGAAAAGAAATAATTCAAGCTTTAGAAGCAGAATGGAAAACTCAACGCAAACTTTTTCCCGAAAGTGATAAGCAAACAAGTCATCCGTTTTACGATTTTTCAAGAATACAAATGGGGTATGAAACAACATGCCCATATATATTTTGTTTTACCACCTGTGGATTAAAACAATCATGTCCTATGTTTAAACTATTTTTAAGTGCAAATAGTTATAAAAACACATTTTGGTGTCAAGGGTTTCAAAATTATACAGAAATGTTGAGTGTTGACCCCAATCGTAAAATATTCTCACCTGTTTTACATGTTGTTATGGGAGCACTTTTACAAAAGCCTGATATGGAATTATCAACATTACGAAATATAATGTTAAATATTGGAATAATGAGTGACGCTAGAACAATGAGTCCAGTATATAACAGTGCGACTAAAGCTTTAATGACAATTGGAAGCGGAAAATTTGGAGAGACTGATGCTAGTACTAGTATGCCTGGTGTTCCACCATCAAGATTTGCAACTAATCAAGCATTAAAGGCTATACAAGCTCAACTTACTAGTTATGAAAGTTTAGGTTTGCAATTTACCTCAGGAAAACATAGAATGAGAAATGATGCTTCACTTGATGATATTATAAAAGAAAATGTTACAAAAAAAATCGATATGGTAAAATGTCTTGCATATTTTTATATCCACCACAAACAACATGAACCTACTCATCCATTTATTGCCCCATTTGTTGCCGAAGTAATTCGTTTATTAGGGTTTCACCCTGATGATATACGTAGTAATCTTCAACAAAAAATTAATACTGCCTCTAGTGAATCTACTTCTCCTTCTGAAGCTCAAACAAATGCTATACATTTTATTAACAGAAGCCCCGAAGCTGCTGCAGCTGCCCTATTTGGATATATTTATAGCACTACAAAATTTGAACAAGAATTAACTGATTTTGCTCACTTATGTTTGAAAAAAGAATGGATAAGGAGTGTGATGGATTACGCATATAATGCATCACCAAGAGTATTTAATAGCGATAATGCTATACATAATTATTTGGGCATAGATGGTAGATTTCATGAATTCGTTCCTGATGCTCGTCCTGTTCATCCTGATGATCATCCTCCTTATGTATTTATATCTTCATTTGATGAAGTAAGAAAAGAAGATACTAGTCCTACGAATCCCGTTCCAACAGAAGTTAATGTTACAGTAGTTACATTTGCTAATATATATCGTGTAGATTGTGGTTATCATGAAGCTTTTGCAGATGATAGTGATGTACTTAAATCTATGTCAATATTATATCAAATATCTGCAACTGTTGTTTACACACGCAGTAATCCCTCAAAAATTTTATATGCTGTAACCCATAGAACACCTCTCCTATGTCTTCCTGATTTACCTGATGCACTTCCGTATTTGAGAGCGAAATTTGAAAAAAAAACGGGTAGTGTTAAAAGAACGGGTAGTGGTAAAAGAAATGAGTATCATGGTGGAACAAAACTAGAAAAAGAACAAGCTGCAGCAGAACTACAACAAGCAGCAGCAGCAGAACTACTAACATCCCCGTATACTTTACTCGCCACATATGGCAGAGTCACATCATATGGTGCTCTTTTTGCAGGGAAAATGATGGAATATTTTTTTGGAGGAGATAATGGGTATTATCAACTTCCTTATTTTTTTAGGCACTTTGATAAATTTCTCAAAGTATGTCATCAGTATGACAGTACAGTATTGATGTATTTACCCGATGTTTCTCCATATGATTTATTAGTTCCTCATCCGAGTCCTCAATCATTATTAGACAGTATTAAAACATATTTTGAAACTTTAGGTATTACTGACACAAACTATATCCAAACAAAACTAAACGAATCCGGACCACATATACAAGCGATATTTGAGTATTTGATAAAGGATTTTATGGTAAATTCAAAAGATGCTGATAATCAATTATATGTGGATTCTCCTTCTCCTTCTCCTTCTCCTTCTCCTTCACCTTCACCTTCTCCTTCTACTTCTCCTTCTACATCGCCGGAAAACGCTGCTTATTTACTTGGACCCCTAGGAAACTCTGTATCAACTGAAAATGACCCTAATTATGAATATCAATCATCTCAATCATCTGTGGAAGAAGGACAAAGAGTAAGAAGTAGAAGTAGAAGCATAGAAACGTATACACGAACAAAAGGTGGTGCTTTATCTATTAAAAACCATAATCCCACATATAAAAAAAAAACAAGTAAACCAAGTAAAAAATCAAGAAAATATATCAACTCAAAGAGAATGATGAAAAGCAAAGGTAGCAAAGTTACAAAACCAAAGACATACAAGCGTCGTGCAACCGGAGGTAAACGTAAGTCTAAGCCTAATAAAACGATGAGGCGATACAGGCGCGTGAGAAAATGAGAAATTCGCCCCATAAATAAAAATCAAAAAATCTGCAAATATATGTCTCAAAATCTTATCATTTTTATCTCCACATATTGTAGTGTGTATACCAAATATGAAAAGTGAATCGATATTCCAAACACGCAAATTGCGAAAAATAAAAAGCAGGAAATTCCCCAAGCGTATTTATTTATACTCTTCCCCTCGTAAAGCCCAGAAAAAAGCGTATAAGTATTTAGGTAAAACTGCGAAACTCTACCCCGCAAGCAACCCAGCCAAAAAGTACATGATTTATGACCCGAAGAATAACAAGTGGGTAAACTTTGGGCAGATGGGCTATCAGGATCATACCAAACATGGTAACAAAACTCGTCGCAAGAATTACTTGACGCGCACCAAAGGTATGCTCGGTGACTGGAAAAATAACAAATATAGTGCGAATCGGCTGAGTCGTTCTATTCTCTGGTAGTACAGACTTTTACACACCAAAGATATTGAAATGAATAAACAAAATATTACTAACATATAACTGTTTAAAAAAACAATTATATATTATACACAAACACAAACACACAAACACTACAAACATGCCTTTCTACGCAGTTCATAAAGGGAAGCGCCGCGGTATATATACCGATTGGCTCGAATGCAAGCAAAATATTTTCGGTGTAAGACATCCAATATTTAAAAAGTTCAATACAAAAGAAGAAGCAGAACATTTCCTAATTCACGGATTTGGGACAAAAACAAACCAGTCGATGATGGATACTCTCGGGATTGGGGGGGCTGGAAAAACTAGAGATGATACAGACGCGAGAGATAATTCGAAAATCGAGAATAATTCGGAACCCATCAACTCTCATGAAAATGTTCAACCACAACCACAACCGCCAAAACATGTCATTCCTATATTTACAGACGGTTCTCTTATTCGCAAAAAGAGCAAAAATGGGCAACAAAAATTATTATGCGGGTATGGAATATATATTCCCGCATACGGTCTCATGCCCGAATTGCGATACGCCGGTACAATCCACGACAACAAAACAAATAATCGCGGTGAGTTAAAAGCCATCATCGATGGTCTCGGGTATGTACTGGACTTTATCGAGGAGACATTGGCGGATGTCGGCGTCGGTGTCGGTGTCGGTGTATCGGATGAGACACACCCACACCCCACCCAAGTGGAAAAAGACGACAAACTAAAGAATACGCAAATCGTGCTTTATACAGACTCGTCCTATTCGAAGCTAATTTTGGGCGATACGGGTGTAAAATATAGGAAGGCGGGGTATCTCGTATCGAAAAAGAGCGATGAGAAAGTAAAAAACGCGGATATGGTCGAAGAAATCATGGAGATTCGCGACAGAATTTCCGCGTATGGTATGGAGCTCGTTGTCAAACATGTATATGCGCATACGAATCTAGATACATTTGAGGCAAACGGGAATCGCCTTGCTGATGAGTATGCAAATATCGGCGCGAATAAAACATCCACATCCACATTCACAAATAACTAGGCTATAGATTCCATAATAAATTCCAGAAAAAAGTTTTTATAGAGACTTCAAACCCTCAAAATCTCATCCGCAAATATCCTCTTTTTATTCTGCACGTTTGCCGTATATGTCTCGATTGTGTCGAAAGCGATACACTCATTGTCTTCTCCGGTGTCGTCGCCTTCGCCTTCGCTGTCGCTAATGTCAGCAGTGGATGCCTGCGATGTTGCATCGGCGTCTTGTTGTGCGCTACGCTCTCTTTGTGCCTCGAGTAGATGCTGTGTCTCCGGCGTTGCAGGAATTTTAAACGGCGCCATAACAAACCGGAATACAACAACGGGCTCCGTTTGCCCGAAACGGTGGCATCGCGCAACTGCCTGGTCCTCGACGGACGGGTTCCAATCCGGGCTGACAAAATAGACTTCCGAGAACTGTTGAAGATTGAGCCCTTCGCAGCATGTTTGTATTTGAAGAATAAGCACATCAATGTCGGCATCCGGTGCTAATATTTGGCGGCGTTCATTTTCGCGCGTACGTCCATCCAAGTATCGCACAACCAGACTCGGGAATGCAGTAGTGAGTCGCGCTTGAAGATAGTCGATTTCGGCGCGGAAATGGCAAAACACGATTTTACGTTTCCCGTTATCTTTGCGCGACAGGATAGTCCGCACCACTTTGGAAATCTTGCTGCTATAGTTCTCGTCCTCGGCGGGCGGCATTTGAGGCACCGATTTCCGGCATGCTAGGCGGGGATAAATGCACGACTGTTTCGCCTGAATCATGCGCCCTATTTTTACAGGTGATGGTTCTGGAAACCATGACATGTCTATGTGTTGAGATGCTGGGAGGGCTGGAGCAAGGTCGGCATCCGGTCCGCCGGGAATATTTAGGCAAGCAATACCGCTATGAAGACTGCGCGACAAAATCATTTCGGCGGGATTCGACCATTGTACGACGATATTTTTAGTAGTAAGCGGCGGCAAAGAGAGCCCGACACTTTGTTTCGTTCGTTTCAATACAAAGTTTTTCACGATGGTGCGAATATTGTCCTTGTCCGCATAGTATCCCGCCGGAATCCCGAGAAGTGCGCACAGTGAATAAAGGTCGTGAATCGAGTTTTGAATCGGCGTTCCCGTAACAAACCAACGAATCTCCGCCCTCAATGTCGAAACGCTCCTGAATATCTGCGTATTTCGCCCCTTGAGATGGTGCGCCTCGTCGAAAATAACGCGCCCCCATTTCAAATCATACAGCCGGTTCGCACTCCCGCGTCCGTGTCCGTGTGTCGATTTCGATACATCCTTGTGTGAAATTGGTGCAGGTGACCGACAAATCATGTGCCCGTATGTGGTGATGACGACGGGGGCGGATTCGAGCATCTGTTGCGTGATTCTTTTTTTCTCTGCGCCGTAAAATACGAGAGCTTGGTGTCCGGTATTTTTGAGGATTTGCTGCTCCCATTGTTTGACGAGTGCGACGGGTAAAACGACGAGTGTCCGCTTTTGGAAGTTTGCCAGGATGAGCCCAATCATCATAATCGTTTTGCCCAGTCCCATTTCGTCGGCGACAATTCCGCCGCGTACTTGGTGGGGGAGCGAATCTCCGGCGAGTTCGTTTCGAAGACAAAATCGGATACCGTCCGTTTGATATTGTTTCTTTTGCAGTCCTGCTTTTGTTAGAAAATCATGAAAACGTTCTGTTGCCTTACCTATTTCCTGATTGATAATGTCTTCGGTGTTTGTGACGGTTGCAGGTGCGGATGCGGTGGTCATGTTTGTTGTTCTTAATATAGTAATGATTCTCTACCTCCAATTACGTCTATTTTTTCCACTTCAATTTCCCATTTTACGAAAATGAATCATGAAATTGCTTAGTGAAACGTAAGCAGGTACGTGAATTTATTAAGGTCGCCTAATATTTCGTCGCGAATATTGAGCAAATCGCTGTTTCCAGGATTTTTAAAATATGGCGCATTCGACATATTTACTAAATACGATTTAAACGTCTCTATACACTGCTTGAATTTTGTTACACTTGTATAATCATAAAAAGGAATACTTCGCGTAGATGAAAGATTCACGCGTTTCCCTGTTTTGCCCAACATGGTTTCGACAAATTCGTCCATACGTCCATTGAAACTCTCGTACAACTCGTCGGTCGCTTTATGCTCCGGATAGCTCAGCGTTTTCCAGTGATATATTTTTATAATATTCAACATTTGGATGAATTTTAGGATGATTTCATTTTCGCTATACTTGGATACTCCGCGCGACATTGTTCTTCCTTTTTTAAGTGTTTTGTTTGCCATATTTCGATGTAATATATATATTAACTATAAAATATATTTTTTTATCATGCTGGTATAGTAAAAATATTATGTAATATATATAACATACTTATAATGGATACTACATTTTCAGAAAAAAAAATAACGCAAACTATAAATGAATTTTTATCAGGACTAACAATATCACTGTTATTAATTCCTGAATCTATAGCGTTTGCTTTTATTCTAGGTCTTTCTCCTGAAACAGGAATTCATAATACAATGGTGATTTCTTTAATCAACTCTATATTTGGAGGAATACCTACCATGATTTCAGGTTCTACAGCTGCAGTAGCTACATCAATTGTAGGCGTTAAAACACTTCTAGGTAACGAATATATTTTACCAACAGTCATATTTGGAGGTATTCTTCAAATCATTGCATCATTTACAGGTGTGTATAAATATGTGTCCCAAATTCCTAAATATATTATGTCGGGGTTTTTGGTAGCACTGGCGGGTCTTATTGCGAAAAATCAGCTTGAAGATTTCAAAGATAAAAATCATAAATATTTCACAGGCATAAAGATGGCGAACACAATATTATTTTCTATTATTTCACTTGTTATTGCTGTATATGGGACAATCAAAAAAGATGTTTCTATTGGTCCAGGTAACAGTAAAAGTATAATCCATATACCCGGTGGGTTAATATCTATACTAGCAATAACATCATTTATATATTTATTTTCGAAATATTATGATTTAGTAAAAGTGAAAGACGCAGGCGAAGTTAAACCGACTATTCCGTCAATACATATTCCAAAAGTCGATTTGTCTATTAAAAATTTAATTAAAATAATCCCTTTTTCATTTGCTATGGCGTTTGCCGGATTGACAGAGTCCCTAATTATGTTAAAACAAACTGAAGATAAGTTACATATTAAAGGCGATGCATTTAAAGAGTCATTATCACAGGGGGTTGCAAATATTGTTTCAGGATTTACAGGTGGATTTGGTGGATGTGTTTTGGTGGGTCAAAGTAAATTAAATCTTGATAATGGTTCTGTTACAAGATTTTCATCAATAATTACAAGCATATTATTTATTATGTTAACATTATTTTTATCATCACCGATTAACCAAATACCCATTCCTGCCATCATAGGTATTATGATTTTAATAGCTTATAAAACCGGCGACTGGAATAGTATATTTAAACCTCAAGCGTTTGATAAACGGTGGTTTGTTACAATTATAACAACAGCGGTGGGATTTTTATCAGGAAACTTATCATTTGGTGTAATCGCAGGCTTAATATTAAACAAGCTTATATTCTAGTTTACGTTATATTTTTATATTTTCTATTTCCGATTTTCTATTTCCATTTTCTATTTCCGATTTTATGATTCCGTTTCTATTTTCCTGAAACAGAAAATTGAAGTGAAATAAATCCATAAAATAGAATGCAGTGAATCAAATCAAACATCAAATCAAAAATGTCGTCATCGTCCAATGCTACTCGTGGTGCCTCTTCTTCGTACACCTACGGATTCCCAGGTTCTCAAGTCACAATCAATCTCTCCAGGGATGGAAATCATTCATTGACGCTGTCGCGCGAATCCAACCCCGATACACTGTCGTCCCAGGTTCGCGCGTATCGTGCTTCCAAGTCATCCGAAAGTTCGTCTGTTCCTGTTCCTGCCGGTCAACGCCGTTTTCCCGACGGTCATGTCGGTCCCGCTGATATGCCGTTCTGCAAAGTCTGCTATGATGCCGGTCTTCCTGTCGCCAATTATACCAACCATTTCGTGAAAGACCAACCCGGTCCCAACGGAAAAGTCGTGTGTCCCACACTTCTTGCACAGAAATGTCTCAAGTGTGGTATTGCCGGACACACGTCGAGCTACTGTACCGGAAGTCGCGGTGTTGTTGTTGTTGACCCTGACCGCTCCGCACGTCTTCGCGAGGAACGTGAACAAGCCAAGAAAGCCAATGGAGGGTGGGAAACCGTGGGTTCTGACACCAAATCAAAAGCAAAACCTCGCATCGAAGATTTCAAGTCGAAGACTGTTGCTGTTGCTACTGCCGCTGTCGCTGTTGCTGCTTCAAGGTACGGTTCGTTTGGAGTTCTAGCTGTCGACGAATCGTCATCCTCCGAGGATGAGCGCCAAGAAACCCAAGAAACGCCTGCTCCTGCTCCTGCTCCTGCCGCTCCTGCTCGCGATCCCACCAAACCGCTAACCTGGGCTCAACGTGCTGCCGCTGCTGCTTCAAAGCCAACTCCGTCTCCCGCTTCCACGCCCGCTCCGGCACAATCAAAGCTTCTCAGCGACACGCGTTTTGCGCTTCACGCGCTTTGCGAAAACATCCCGGTAAGCAAGCGTGCCCCTCCGCGCGGAACACCAAATGAAAGCTCAAAGAAAAGGAAGCAAGAATCAGTGACAGTCCCCGCCTAAACAATCACGGTCAATCGGTCATCAGGTAAGATGCGCGCGCCATGTGTATTTGTTCTAACACTTTTTTTATTACAATCCGTGCTAAACTAAATTGTAATAAAAATTAAAATGTCGTCCCTGGAAGGATTCGAACCTTCGTTGAACGGTTAACAGCCGTCAGTACTAACCACTATACTACAAGGACATAGCAAAAATACGAATACCCACGTCTACACCCACATCATTGCCACCACCCCCGGAGGGACTTGAACCCTCGACCCCAGGATTAGAAGTCCTGTGCGCTATCCAACTGCGCTACGGGGGCTAAATATGACATTTAACATAGTTGTAAAAGTGGTACCCAATATACCTATATATTCTTTTCTGCGATTTTAAACGCATTTTATTTTTTTATTTCCACGAATTACCGCTTCTAACCAGAGTCGAACTGGTGTTATTGGATTCAAAGTCCAATGTGCTAACCACTACACTATAGAAGCAAACATATCATAGCGTTTCTGCATTTCGGACTCTCACCCGATATTAATCATTGAAATCGCTTTAAGTTCGTTTATGGACTATGAATATAAAATATTATAAATATAAAATCACCATATTTGTGAATTTTTTGTAGGAAAGAGCGTATGGACATGTGATGGGTAATGGAATGGGGTATTTATATTATATTATATGAATAATAATATATTAACTATAATGAAAATTAATAATAACCCGAAAGTTATTATTAATAAAAAGATATGCGCGAAGCAGGGTTCGAACCTGCGCATCCTGAAATCCTGAAAAATATATCGGTTGTTATGGTTATTACTATGTAATAATTTGTTATAAATTATATATGTATTAAATATATGAATAAATTAATATTTTTTTTAATATTTTTTTTAATATTTTTTTTAATATTGTTATTATTGTATTTTTTTTATAAGTTTAATTATAAAGTATTAACAGGAATCGTATGCATAGATAGAGACTCCGATTTATCACAAAAAATATATGATGCCTTAAAAGAAAATAATGTAAAGGATATTATAATAGTAACAAGAGAAACTGATAAAAATATAATTAATTTTTGGAAAAATAAAGCAGTGGTAGTTACGACTCCGCATTATGAAATTGATGGAAGACATAATATGGATAAAATTGCTGAAAAAAGACAGTTGGTAATAAACTATGCAAAAAAAAAATATGACGCCATATGGTTTGTTGATTCAGATGTAATACCAACGAAAGGTATTTTAGATGAGCTTATAAAAACAAATAAAGATATTTGTCTTGCTCCATGTAGAGTAAAATGGTTTGGTTCTCCATGTATAGGAATAAGTTCAAACGAATATCCATATGTAAAATTACATAAAATAGATGACGCAGATAAAAAAGAATATAGAAAACCTTTTATTATCGGAGGTTTTGCATGTACCCTAATAAAAAAATCAACATTTGATATTAAAGTAGAAAGTAAAGAAATATCAGATTCAAAAATCACTATAAAAGGGGAAGACGTAGGTTTTTTCATAAATTGCTATAATGCTGGGTTAAAATGTGAATATTTACCAAACAATGAACAACCACATTATTATGATAGATAAAATATTTTTATATACAATATGTATATGCTTGATTAATTGACAATGTGTTGGTTATGTAGAGTGCTGGTCGGAATGAAAATTAATAATAACCCGAAAGTTATTATTAATAAAAAGATATGCGCGAAGCAGGGTTCGAACCTGCGCATCCTGAGATAACGAGGCTTAAGCTCGTCGCGATAGACCACTCCGCCATTCGCGCAAAACATGAAAAAAATATTGCTCCTTGCGGGGCTCGAACCCGCGACCCCGGGCTCATAAGACCCGTGCTCCACCACTGAGCTAAAGGAGCATCATAACCACACCATATTTGGTCTCATTTTTATTTGTTTTTGATTTTTGTATTTGTTTTTGTTTTTGTTTTTAAAAATATAAATGTTTACAAGTGCATAAGATAAAATGTGAATGTGAAAGTGTGAATAACATCACAACCCTACGATGATGGTGATGTTGTGCGCGCGCGTTGCTACCAACAGTTCTAATCAAACTAATAATGCTCGGTTTTAATGTTTTGCTGTATGTTGGTAATGAAATGAGCCAAGGTACCTGTAAAAAGACAAGAACAAAAGTGTTAGTGTTTACCACCTGCCGGTATCGATCCAGCACCGTCTTTTTAATGAGAAAAGAAAACCATCCAACTATCAGACCGTGAAGTCAATATGTCGTCAGACAGGGGTTACGTCCGCCATGGAAGTGGTTTGTTAATTCGGATGGTGTCATCAGTTGAAAACCCCACCATCCCTCACCTAAGGTTTTCATTGTTTGGTCTTATTTTAAAGATAACCCACAGATGGCGGACCAAGTGAATGGTCAAAATATATCTATGGGAAATTTGCTATGTGCTCCACACACGCACATAACTGTCTCATCCATATTCAAAAAAATATTCTGTTTGCGCTGTGTTCGTGTTCGTGTTCGTGTTCGTGTTCTACCCATACCATAAACTAATTTGCATGTGATTGTATTTCAAGTGTGTCAAAAAAGAATCCTTTATCATTTACCCACCAAGACACAACACACCGAAAAATTGAATCCTATGACAATCATCCTCATCCGCAAAAGACACGTATTGTCTTTACTTCTCTTGATAGATGATTATACACACAAAGTCGTGATTAATGAACACGAACACGAACACAAACACAAACACAAACACACAGAATTAATTTAAATACTTTCGATAAGCCCATTCCCACTCTGTTTTTAGTCTCTGAGCCTGACCCGCGATATGTCTTACACACTAGGCGCGAAAATGATGAAAAATACCGGAGATACGTTTCGATCGTATGACCTCGGAGTTATGAGCCCCGCGCGCTGCCCCTGCGCCACCCCGGTTTGAAAGTTGCCCCAGTGCCTTGATGCACCAATGCGATGTGTGATAGATACCGGAGATAGGTTTCGATCCTATGTCCTCGTGGTTATGAGCCACGCGCGCTGCCCCTGCGCCACCCCGGTAAAATAAGGTTACTACCTTTTACGTCCAGCTTGACGGAGCACTTCTTTAAAGTACACGAATTGTAAACTACCTCCTAGGGGTTTTGATCCGCCTGACCTCAGGATTATGAGTCCTGCGCTCTGCCGCTGAGCTAAGGGGGTTGTATATGTGTGCGTATAATGTCGCCGCACGAGGGGTTGTTTCTATAAAACAACCAAATTGGAATATTACCGGTGACAGGTTTCGATCCTGTGACTTCCCGCTTATAAGGCGATAACCATTCACAAAACGGACTTGTAAAAGTCAAAAAGATAGCAAACGATGTTTTTAGGCGCTCTGCCGCTGAGCTACACCGGTAGTGTTTTGGTTGGTTTGTGCTCTAAGTGCCATAATGCACTGGTGCGAAATGATGATAATACCGGCAACCCGTTTCGATCGAGTGACCTCGGAGTTATGAGCCCCGCGCGCTAGCCTCTGCGCCATGCCGGTATAATTTTGGGTTGTGTGAAAGAGTTCGTCTTGCTCAGACTACTCATTCACATATACATATAAGTGGATGGCTTTAAGTAGTTTTAGGGAATATATATTATATCATTAAAACTACTTAAATAGGCGACAATATATTATCGTTCGGGGGCGCGGCGCGGCACGTCTATTTTACCGAAAATATTTTATTAGCCTATATTATAAAAATCTTTGAACTCTTTACATCTTTGAAAACCTTCGAATGTCTCTCAACTTGACGAACAACTTTCCTGCACGGACTACTCCCGGCGTCTTTACTGGCGGTTCCGGTAACGCCAACAACAACGGATGGGGCGCACAAGGACACGTCGGTGTCGGCAACAATAGACGCTACGGCGCTATTCACGTCGGACGCGATGCTGGATGGAACGGACGAGGCTCAAATAGCGTCGGTATCAGTGGCGGATTTCGGTTTTAGATTTTAGGATGGAATATATTTTCTTGGAAAAGAATATTAAGTAATATATTCTATATTATTTAATATACTGCAAATGGAAACAAACGTGGAACCAAACGCGGAACCGGAACCGGAACCGAAACATGATGTACCTGTCCACGATATTGTTCAAACCATGACACATATGATGAACTACTTGTCTGTCTCCTTATATGAAAGCGGATTTACGAAAAATCACCAGGATTCATATGATACGCTTACTGCGATATACAATAGCGTAGCTTCGTCTCCCTATAATCCACCGAAAGGAATAGACGTCGAACAATTTTATAACAATATTCTTTACCTAGAAAACGTCACCTATACAGATGACCCAGATTATTATCGATATAAAATACAACTAAGAAAATATATTATCAAGTTACAATATAAGTGACGCTACGCTACGCCGCAAATTGGATTCGCGAAAATATGTAGATTATTTGTGTTAGTGCGTTTTTTTTGTATCTTGAGGCGCTGATTCCAATATTCTTATAACAGTTTTATCAAATAGTTGAACAAATGCATATATCATTGTATTGCGTTTGAATTGCTGTCTGTATATTATTATATATAGAATTATATTTTTATATTCCTGTATAAAATAATTGTTTTATTTAGAGATTTTGTATTTTTAAAAAAAAGTCATTTAAATACTATAATAATATACTAATTTTTACTATTATAATAATATTTTTATTAATTTTATTATTTTTATTATATATTATATATACATATACGTAAATAGTATGAATATTCATTTCAGTCTAACGAATAGACCTTCATCTTCATCGCAAGTAAACGTGCAGCGTGGAATGTATAACTCTATGTTGCATCATCAAAAAAAAATGTTAGCTGCTTTACATGCTGAAAAAATGAAACGCCAAGAGATTGAGCATCAAAAAGAACTCATAAGTAAACGAGAACACGAGCTTGAACTTGAACTTGCTCGTCAAAAAGAACTTGCTGATAAGCGTGATGTTTTACTTAAACAGGTTATGAAGCAACCGCAACCGCAAACTATTAAGGAACAACAAGAACTTGCTCAACAACAATTTATAAAAAGACAACAGGAACATGAACAACAGCAAGATATCAAAAAACAACAAGCTATCAAAGAACAACAAGAACTTGCTCGACAACAGTTTATAAAAAGACAACAGGAACATGAACAACAGCAAGCTATCAAAAAACAACAAGCTATCAAAGAACAACAAGAACATGCCAGGCTACAAGCTATTAAGCAACAACAAGAACATGCCAGACTACAAGCTATCGCACAACAATCTCATAATAATGTAGTTCTCCATAACAACACACAACTGATTAACTCCTCTCAAGATAGTAAAAATGTACAAAAAAAAAATAAATTCAACAGTTTATTGTCAAAAATGAATCAACAGAAACACCATACAAATTAGAATGCGTAATATTAACAATATTAAAAAATAAAAAATATGAAATATCAAATATTATATATTTAGTTTTACATAATATGAAAATATATAATATCAAAAATATTAATATAATTTTAGTAACAATTATAATTAACTTACACTTATAAAATTTTTATAAAAATTTTATAAATGTAATTATATTTTAGCAAAAAATTACTAAAATAAAATATTATTACATATTATAATAGAAAATGAACAGTCTAAGACGTAGAAGAGATTTCGTATTTCGCACTAGTAGTTCTGGAACACAAGATCCAGACATTAATGTTTATTTGAGACAATCTGATATGAAAAACAGCTTATCTTTTGATATTGATGTTGAAATTCCAGTTACCGCGACAACTCGTGTTACCGCAGAATTAAATATTGAATACTTACGTAATGCCGGCAGTAAACATACAGAAACTTATCCATTATCGGTATCTCGCACTTGCGGAACCGAAGGTTTTGTTGGGTTCTTAATTAATGACTATAATGTGTCTAAGGGTATTTTTTATAATACAACTGGAAAAGAGTTGAAATTCCCTTTTGAAAATTTGACCTTGCATAAGTTCGAATATACAGTTGAGATTCACGACGATGGTAACTACAGTAAATATGAATACATATATGATTTTACATTTTTTGAAACCCCTGTAAGATTAAACAGCAATTTTACTTTTGACACTAACATCGGACCTGGTGATAGAATTTATATTTCTAATCTTACTTTGGATCATATTTTGGATGCTAGTGGTAATCCAACTAATGTGGATTCAAATGGTAATATAATAGATGATACACATCCCGAATCTGTAGATAATAATGGCAATGTTATTCCAAATGCGTCAGGACTTTATATAAACAATTCACAGCAAGTTGTTAACCTTAATGGTGAGGTTGTTGAAGAACGACAGTATGATCCTTTTGTTATTCCTGCATTCAAGTTTACATTTCAACCCAGCGATGATCCAAACTCTAACGCAAGTGACAATACATATAATAATGAATATAATGATTTATATGAACCACGTGTATTAGAATACAATGCCAATGGAAGTTACATTTTACCTGCAAACACTTTACCTGAAGGTACATATACTATGAAAGTTTTAGCTAACTGGGCTGATGGATATTACAGGACTAAAGCTGCAACCAGCTATGTTCATGTCATTCAACGCCCTGTAATTAAATCAGTAACTGCTGAACCTTTATATGTAAAAAATCTCGATGAAAGAGTTGTAACTATTGCTGTTTCTGGTAGTCTTGGAGACAGAATTTGGTTTAACTTTTACGACTCTTCTGGAGAACTTGTTGCAAAAGCAGGTGATACTACTGGTTTTAGCACAGTCGATCCGTCTGGAAACTATACCATCGATCCGTCTGGAAACAAGGTTTATGAATTGTCATTAAATAATATTAAAATTCAGAATAACAGTGATGGTATTTTAGTCGGTGTTACCTATGCCGTAAAAGCTGAAACAAAATATACTCGTTCTTTACAACCCACTGATGCAGTTAGGTTATCTGATTCCCAAAGTGTCATTTTTCCTCTAAAAGTTCCAGTGGTTGGAGACGTAACTGAGTACAGTGTTCAGAGTGATGGAGGAGACGCCGCAGCTCAAACAATAGCAACAGTATCTGTTAATACTACACAGTACTATTTATATGCTCCTAATGTAACCGATGGAATAAAGTTTTATATCTATGATGAAGGAGAAAAGGTTGCTTCGACTGTATCATATGACTTTTTAAACGTCGGCAACTCCAACATGTATACTATAACTCTTGATGATATTCTACTCGAAGATGTAAATACCCTCCTCGCAAATGGAAAAGACTATACGTTGACAGCTGAAGTTACTCTTACTAATCACGCTGGTGATACTGAAACGCGCGAGTCTACTGCAGAAACTGTACGTTTTAGTGACAGAATTGCACCTGTTCTCAATCTTGTTGCTTCAAATACGTGGGAACTTGCTAGCAACTTTGCTCCTTCATCATATACCAGTTATTTTAATAACAGCCCTCTTATTGGTATTTCTGGGCACTTTAAGAAAACCGCTCAATTTAATTCTCAATATGCTAACCAGCTCGACACAGAACTCACTAAGTTTAGAATAGAGTTTAGTTTAAATGAGGGAGTATCTTGGAATCTTGTTAAAAGAGCCGTTCTATCTCAGAAACTATCTTCTGAAAGCACTATGCAGGAAGCTATTAACCGTGTGCGAAATCTTAATATCGTAGAAAGAGAAGATGGTAAATACGATAATATTCCTGGCACCATAATTGGTCATTACCAAGAACCTCTTGTATTCTATATTCCTCAATACCAAGGAGATGGTGATGCATTTGACGAAACCAATGAAGTTAAAATAAGAGTTACCGTCGTTGATACTGCAAATTTATGGGGTGAAGGAAATGAAGCCGAAAAAATTTCTTCTCAATTTCAACTGATAAATAGGATAAATACTTATAGTTTTACTAATGATGCGAACACTGCTCGTTATGACATTGATAGTGGTTCATTCAGAGTTTTTATGAATGGTACTGTATCACAAGTTCCTAAATCGTATGTTGTACGAGATTCAAATCCCATCATTGAAGAATTAGAAGAAGGCTGGCGTGTCGTCAATACCGGTCCTAATACCAATGGTGCTGTTAACAATGCTCTCCCTAAAGTTAATTTGTATTATTACGGAAACGTGGTTCCAGCAGCTCAGCAAAATTCTTCCAATTCATTCATTGTAAGTCAAATTAATGGTATGGGCGCATATGCAGTCATCGACCAGCACGTGGGTGCTCTTGAATATCCTTTCTTTATCGCATATACGACTCCTACAGGTTCTCTCGATAAAGCATCTTGGTATAAGTCTAAACTGTTTTATGCTCCTAGCTCGTCAGGAAATACTACTATCGATTCTTCTAAAGTCGGTCCTACTTTACTTTATACCGGAACCGATGATGCCGCTTATCGCCCCGATATTCCCTCTAATAGACGTGTTAAATTAAACCTACTACCCAATGATGGTACTGGTATTCTTACTAATGCCAACGCAACTTATGCTACAGAAAAAGTTAATTTATTAACTCTTCATACATCGTCCAATGCTAATACTAGTCAAGCTGGAAGTTTTAACTTTACTCTTTCCAACGCTGGGTTGATGACTAGCTCATCTGTTTTAAGCTCATACGTGATGACATTCAATAATGAGGTTTCCTCAGAACCTTGGAACTCCACCGATTCAAATGGTAATTTACGTTTGAACGTTCCAGTCGATTGGCAGTCGATCCATGCTCATTCCGTTAAGGTTGGGTATAAGTATTCTCTGGGTGGCACTTACACCTACATAACATTTAACTCTTCAGGTTTACCAGTAGAACAAGAAAGTAAATATGTTTCTTTCGTCGTAAACCCGGCATCCGGAACTACGTTATATTACAGTGTTGCATATATAGTAGATAACACAAATCTTACTTCTACCCCTCTTACCACTCAGGGTCTTACTGCTGAAGTAAATGTCCCCAATAAGCATTTCCCTATGACTTCTGACTATACTGTTACGAGTTCAGACTACCAAACATTTAATACTGATGGACAAAGCAGTATATCATTTCAACTTGCTATTGCTCCTGATTCTAAAAACAGACTGGATGGTGTAAATGTATACTTTACATCTACTGATTCTACTACTGGTTCAGGTATTTCCAAAGTTAGAATTGGTTCTTATGCACACTCAGCTAGTGGTTCAAAAGATATCCCCCTTCTCCTCACTAGTGGAGGAAATCTTCACATTATGAATGACGCAGGAGTTGTCGTCGAAAGTGAATTACCTTGGCGTGACTACGATATGGCGAACATCACTTTCGAGGCTTTTAGAGACGCCAGAGTAAATAGCACTGGTGCTCCTTATAACTCTGAAAACACTTCATCCGACCCAGTTTCTTCCGATTTTTATGTTGAAAGCGGCACACAATCTACTTTTGGAACTGTAAATGTAAACCCGATTTGGAATGTACCCGTTCTTACCCGCCCCGCCGATGATGCATCAGCTGACAATGTGTATATTTTATCAGGTGGTGTAATAAATATGGTAGATAGTCCCGCGCATCACGTTATAACATGGCCTACTGCGGTTGACAGCAACGAATTATCTTTTAGCTATGATCTTAAAGTAACCAAAAATGACACTACCGTTATTGTGGATGAGAATGATTTAGAACCTAATTCTTATGTTCTTCCCATCGATCTTAATCTTGCTAAATATACTATTGAGGTTACAAAAGTCTTTAATGGTTTAACCGATAAACGCGAACTTTCCCCGACCGATACTATCATTTTTTACAGCATTGAAGTCGATACTTCAGCTATGGCAGTTTCTGTTCAAAATCCCAGTAATTCATCTTCTGTAACTCTTTCGTGGGGCGCACCCGATATTAGTGGTAACTCGGTTACTGCTAGTGGTTATGAATCATCATCATTTGGCAATAATATATCTACCCAGTACATACAATATAGAACTACTACAATTGGTACTGACTTCTCAGGTGACTATTCGAGACTAAATGTTTCTGGAGGTCTTATCGAACAACCTTCACCCAAACTATATATTTTACCTAATCAAGCTCTCGGTACTTTGTACGAATTCGTCATGTATGTTGAAGCTCAAGTAAAATTTTCTCTGAATGGTACCGTTTATTCAACTCAAAGTGAGACCGACGATACTGCACCCTACAGTACTTCCCATGATGTCCCCCTGACCCCAAGAACACAATTGTCTCAATACATAGTGTCAACCGTTCCATCCGTTGAATCACTACCTCACTCAACTCCTGTTTTGGTCCAAGGCTCATCCAACCCCACTCTGTTACTTAACCTCAATGCGAATGGTTTAGAACACGAAGGTTTTATTAGCGTTGTTGTTATTCTTACACAAGATGGAACAGACGAAAAACCCGAGGGTGAGCAAGCACTTCTTATCTTCCCTGACCCTAACGGCAACCATAACCCTAACAACAATCCTGCATTTTCTTTTCCCAATACTGTTACTGGTGTCAGTGGACTTGAAGCGGGTGACGTAAGACTTGCTGGAGGTGAAAGTGCTACATCTTTTCCTAGAAACGTTGATGAATCTGTTCTCAGCACTCAAACCAACAGCTACACTCTTACAATCGGAACCGTTGGTTCTGATGGAAGATACGGATTATCTAGACTACAGATGCCCCTAACATCCGTTTCTGGTTTTGTAAGCGGTTCCCCCGTTAACTACATGATCATTCTTACTACCCGTCGTGGAACCGATATCGGAGTAGGAGAATTTACTTATCAGGCTGTTCCTTCTGTCAGTAATGTAACCATTTCTACTATCAATGGACAATTCTTTGTTGATTTTGTTATTACCCCAGCTTAAATACGGATACGAGTGACGTTGTTTGATGTATATGAATTTAATTTGAATTTATACACGTAAAATAAATAAAAGTGTGTTCTGCATTTTTATTTATTTGTTTTTCCCCATTTTGCTCATATTCATGCCATTTTATCTACAAATACATTCGTCGTAAGGTTACGAATTATTTTTTTATTATTTTTATCGTCGTCTTCGATTGGTTCGCATACATTTCGCATAATAGTGAGGTACTCCATTTGCTTCGCTTCCGTTTCCATCCAATCCGGATTCTCTTCTACCCAATCTTTCAAAGCATTTCGTTCCTTTCTCGCAACCTGGATTATCGCATTTCTCATTCTATCATGCGTCTCATCCTTCTCCCAACGCTCATTGTCTTTAATATACATCGTCTCGCGCTTCTTATCCGTGCAATGTATCGGTCGCTTCGTTATATCCAACTCCTTCAATCCCTTCACCATCACATCCGTTATCCCGCGCACCAAACCGTGTTTCTTTGACACATCCAAATCCTCCAACGTTATCTTCAACGAATTCACAAACTCCGAAATATTCAAAGCATCCTTGCACGTCTCATTCAAAAAGAACTGAATATTGAAATTCTTCGTCTTGTTGATATTCGTCGTATTATTGTTATGAGAACCGATTACCGGTACCATCTCTCTTATCGTATTCATCAGTTCCGAATTCTTCGTCATTAGTTCCGAATTCTGTGTCATTAACTGCATTATCATCGACGTCATTTGTTTCATCTCTTCCTTGCTATCGTTCGCGGCATTCGCTGTATCCAATAGGCACGCATTATTGTGTCGCCACAGCGTCGTTCTAGAATTAAATACTTTTTTACATTTTTGACACGGATATCCATGCGGCTTTGTAGAATTATCATCTGTGCCTTTTTTTGTTTCATTTGTCAGGAAAACGTGTTTACCTGTTAAAACATGTCGGTCGTATTTACTTTTACATGACGTATTATAGTCACAAATATCGCAACGAAATGTTTGCGCCTTTTTGTCGTGTCCAGGATGTTTCATTTTGTTTCATATATTGAAACAAGAAAAGGTTTTAAGTCGTTTCCCTAAATATTCATTAAAATCTTCAAAAAAGTTATCGTCACAAAATTTCAATCTTAAAAATACGATTTAGAGCATTATGCTCTGAGTGATGAATGCAATGTTTTTTTCAAAAGTCTACCCCCGGTTTTCAAAAATGGACATTTTAAAATGTCCATTTTTCAAAAGTGCCCTCCGAGATTTGAAATTTTCATACATCATCATCATTCTTCGGCGAAATGGAGCAGAATCGAATGGCGCCGATGGCGCCCCTTTTATTTGCAAAAAACATTACCAATAAACAGTGCTCCGACTAGTCCGAAAAGCGCCCCGAGGTGGTACGTATATTGCATATTCTTGTATATATGAAGCCATGCCTTCTTTTGGGTATCGCCCTCGATGTGGAGAATCATCCAGTCGCTCTTTGGTGCCAACATATAGTAAAAGTAATTTACTGTAAATGTGATTGCACCTACGATGCAAATGGTGGAGCATCTACCGAGACGGCGTGACCCTGTGCGTGACATTGTGTTCCATGCCAAAAATATGAACGATAATAATAATCCTAACCCGAAACCTACAAAATAGATTTGCCGGCGTTCATTTGCTATTTTTGCGTATACGGTGTTCTGCTGTGGTGTCAGAATACGCCTGAAACTTTGTATCGACTGTGTATTGTCGGAATTATACATTGTAAAAATCATCGCTACTATGAAAATAGCGGCAACTGCGCAACTCGTGGAGCATACCATTCTTACTTATTGTGGGGAGGGGCGATATATATATTAATAATATAATAATTTTTTTTCTCATATAAAATAAGCATTAGTCTAAATGAGAAAAACTGTTAAAATATAAAAAAGTGTTAGTAATGCACACACACACACACACACAGACACACACACACACACACATGCAAAGCCATTTAATTACCGATTGAGTCACGCAAGTCTCGTATTCTTGCCACTCGACGCACTGCATAGTTGAACTCGTCGTCGCTTCTGTTATCGTTGTCGTCATCGTATTGTTCTTCTTCGCTTTGGTCGCTTTGGTCGCTTTGGTTGTCGCTTTGGTTGTCGTCCTGATTGTCCGCGTCCTCGTTGTCGTTGTCGCCCTCACTTGATTCAGTCTCACTCTCGCCGTCGTCGTACCACCCAACCGGCATGTTTTCGCCATGAACATATTCGGCGACAGTGCGCAACAGCGTGAAACCGAACACACGTAAAGCCTCTTTGAAACAACGCTTTGGATGACGCGAAGATGTTATACTCTGTACATGCGCGGCATTCGAGAAATACGATATCTCTTCCGCAACCATTTGCTCCGCACTCACCGGTGTGAGAATATTTGAGGGCATTTGTTTTTCTCGCACGTCTTCAAGCGGGGCGCGACACATGGGACAGAGATTCTTCTGACAAAGAGATTTGAGTAGGCATGTCAAGTGAAATACGTGCCCGCATTCCGTCATTGTTGTATTGCCGCTTCCTAGAGTGATATCTTCGTCGAGACAAACGGCGCATGTATATTTGACCTCGGAAGGTTCCACGGCTGTGGCTGCGACTGCGGCTGCGCTTTCATCCTCGCTGGCAAATATGTCTTGCGTAAAACATTCATTCGCCTCGACATCATCGCCGCCGTCACTGCCGCTACCACCGGCGCCACCAGCAGCACCACCGTGAGCCCTGTTTCGCCTCTCTCGTTTCTGGATGATTTCTTGACATACCTGACATCCTGCTTCCGCCGTCTCTGGCTTTTTGATAGATACCTGTTCTCCGCCTTGTCTGCATTCAAACTCTGCTTCGTTAAATTGTAATTCTTGGTATTGTGTTCCGTTTCCTGTACCTGTACCTGTAATTCTCGTGATAAGACGCATTAAAGGGTTTTGGTTTGTGTTTGGACTCTTATGTCCGTTTTTCGATGTCTGTGAAGACGAGCCCGTAGATGTAGATGCGGATGCGGATGTAGATGATTTCGGCATTTGATGATTCTGAACTTGTGTTCTTTTTTTGTCTACATCCTTAATTGAATCATTTTTTCCTTTCAATTTTCTATACAACATCAATGACAATTGAATTGATAAAGTAATCGTAATGCTTGTCATGTACAATTCTAGCATATTTTGCAAATGACTCTTTGGAATGTCATCCATATCTATGCCTTTTTCGTATAATATATATTGGTCTGTATAATATATATTGGTCTGTATAATATATATTGTATTTGTTCTATTTGTTCATTCTAAACTTAGAATTACGTTTTTTAGTTTTACGCGACATCCGTCTTTTACGTACTTGTCGTGTCTTTCGCATCTTTCGCGGCTTTCGCTTACGACCGCCACCACCACCACCACTAAATTTAAACCCTAGCCACTCTTCGTTACCTGGGCTTGGAGTATTAAGCGGGTTATCAATCCATGCACCTTTCCCTCCACAGTTATTAGATGTTACTTGCGTTACTTGTATAGAGTTACTCATTTTATATTATTATATATATTAGATATATTATCCAGCTACGGTTTATTATTATATTGTAAACATATTTTTATTTCATATGTTTAAAGTTTTTCAAATATTTCGAACTTATACGAGTTCTGAATTATCTATTTATAGATTGATTTTCGATTAATCTCACGCTTCTGTTACTTCTCATGTTTTTAAGATTCTCTCTATCTCTTAAACTTCATCCTCGTCCTTATCCTCGCCTATTAACTTCTCCCTCCAAGAGGATTCAACGATATCCATTGTCCTCTTTGAAATGTCATATTCCCATCTACGGCTGTTTGGTTTCCTCCGCGTCTAGACCGTGTTCCATTTCTTCGTTTAGCGCAACACCGTTTACATTTACAGTTGTGTCGATGCTTGTATGTTCTATTTTTGTGTGTTCTTCTTCGCATTCTTGTTTTTCTAGCCATCGTTGGTGCAATTACAAAGTAAAAAATAAAAACGATTATATATTGTACGAATATTATTTATTTATTTTATGTATTTTGTGTCGCGGATTGTTTATTCTAAATAGTAAATAGTAAATATTAAATAGTAAATCCTAATAATTCTCGCGAATGTCCTTCCCGACCGGAAACCGCGGTTTGCCTTCTTCCGTAAGTTCTTGGTAAATAACAGTAAGCATTTTGCCTACATATTTTTTACCGGTTTCAAAGAGTTTGCGACGACTTTCCATGGTTCCCCGCGGACGCACCGTGAATTCTTTCCCTTCCTTTGTCTCACATACCCAAATCACGGTTCCTTTATCGCGCCCATCTCCCTGCGTAAATCCAGTAATTCGAAACTCGTCTTCTTCAAATTCCTTATATTTTTGTAAATCATGGCTCCGATAGTTACAGCGGTACATCCCACCCTTATTTCGCAGCATAATACCCTCATACCCCGCCTCAATAAACCGCCCAAATTCCGCCTTGAATTCCGCCGCCGTCTTCGCCTCGGTCGTTTCGACTAGGCAAATATATGGCGGCAAATGGTGCGGTGATGCGGCGGTCGATGCGGCGACTTGAGCAAACATCTTTTTGATGCTGTCGCGTCGCGCATGAAACGGTGCCTTCTCGTCTACTACATCATAAATATGATACTGAATCGCGCAAAGACGGTTGAAATCGTTTTCCGACAATTTCTTCTTCTTGATGAGCCCCGCCAATTCTTCAAAGGGGATTTCGGTAGTATATAATTCGCCGTCGAGGACCACGTTGGGGAATTTCGCAAAAAGGGGCGCGAGTGAGTTGGCAATATGGGACATGGTGTCGAAATAAGTACCGGTGCGAGATTGTCGGCGGATTTCACCGGTTGCGGTGTCGCGATATATGATACAGCGCAACCCATCTAGTTTTGGTTGGACGAAACAGGGGAATGTAATGGTGTGCTTTTTGGCGACGGATGATTCGGGCTCGAATTTTTGCGCGAGCATGGGGAAGTATTTTTTACCTCCCGTTGGCGCGGATGTTGCGGATGTTGCGTGCGCCTGCGTGTGCGTGTCTTCATCAGCCATCATGGGAATAGTCTCTTGATAGGATTCTTTCTCTTTTTTGTCGAGCCATTTTCTTCTTGTTTCGGCGATACACTGCTCAAGTGGTGTCGTCTCGTTTTTCTTGCCGATATTTTTACCTTCCGTATAATCGCGCACTGTTAGCTGTTTTTTCCCATCTTGTTGACCGTGCTCTATCGTGGCGAATGCGTGACTGGTTTTCATATTTGTGCCCTTCAGATATATATTCGCCCCCCATGTCTTGATTTTTCCGTTTTTCTCAATACCGTACAACATGGGTAGCTGTTCGATATGTTTTGCATTCGTGCTCGTGCTCATTGTCGTTGGTGTCGTTGCTTGCTTTCTTGCAGATAGTAATACTGTGTACGATTTTAAACAGTTACTTTACTTCAATTTTTTATATTCTACAAATAGAAAATTGAAGTTAAAATATTCGAGTAATATAGAAGCAGACAAAAAGAAACATACAAATTTATTCGCATTCGTACAAAAACAAACAAAAAACACAAACACAATGGTAAGAGTTAGCGCTGAAGTGTCTACTGTTTCGCCCGTGTCTTCTTCGTTGAGTGACCATTACAAGTATCGATATGGTTGTGGCGGCAGCGATGACGAACACGGATGCGGATGCGGATGCGGAGGTGAAACTATCAAAAAACATCTAGCCGAAATCAATGAAAGAAACACTCGCATCAGCATGATGGTTGATATACGCCGAAATATGCAGAAACTGCATGAGAAGCAACAGGTGCGTGAGATAAATGAAAAATCGGAAAAAGAAAAACAACAGGAACAACGCGAACGCGAACAAGAAGAAGAGCAGCGAAGAGAAGAGCGAAGAATTCAGGAGCGCGAGCAAGAAGAACGAAGGAAAAAAGAAATCAATGCAAAACTTGGGAAAATCATTTACAAGACGCGTCGTGGTGCGGTGTTTGAAGCTCATCACTCAATTCACATGACGGTCAATTCTAACTATGACAGAAAAACGAGACAGATGGTGCAAACCTATACCGAGAAAATCATTTGGAATGACCGAGTTTTTGAAAGCAAACAAGAGTGGTTTAGCGAGATGAACAGATTGAGCGCTGCAGAAGCCGATGTCAATATGAAGATTGTGAGATGGGATTAGTTTAAGCGATATGAGAGATTACAGAAGCGTGAGATTTATCGAAAATAGACGCATAAATGAATACATGTTTTTTTTTGCGAAGTTATTGTTGTCTTTGTTGTTATTGTCGTCGAGAAATTATTTTATTTTTATTATCTTGTAAATATAAGTATAAATATTGTTATAGGTATATCATATGAATTATTATAAGTCGAATATATTTAGTATTTTTTTATTCATATTTGCAATTATTATATTTATAGTAGTTGGCATGTTTCTAGTTAAAATAAGGAAAAATAATACTATTTATGAAGGCGTTGTAGGCAGTTCAGGAACTCCAGCATGGGTTATAATTGGAGCAAAAAATAATAATCTGATGACTGGTTATTCAATGGACGGTATAAATTGGACTACAAAACCTTTTTCTTTGTCCCGTAGTTCTTTGCACTGTGTTGCTTGTAATGATACCGGTTCATTATGGTTAATAGGTACGGATAATGGACTAGTATCGTCAACAGACGGTATAAACTGGACTGCAAATAATAATTCGACATTAAATGTTGTAGCTAGTAGTTATTGGAGTAAAGAAAAATCGATTTGGATAAATGTCGGTTATAATAGGTCACCATTTACGGGATGGACTGAAGCATCAATAGAATATTCAACAGATGGAACAAAATGGACAAAGTGTCTCAATGGCTATGGTGCTGGAGCTTTATCTTCATTTCATGGTGTTACATATAATAATAGTATCAATGGAGGAACATGGATTGCGGTAGGTAGACAGAATATAAATGGTTATAACCCAATAGTGGTATATTCACAAGACGGAAAAAACTGGAGTCAGCATCAGCAAGTAGCATATTCATATTCATATAATGCCGGAGGATTACAAAACATAGAATCTTTAGGAAATAATGGATTTATTGCTGTCGGTTCAATGCAACCACCTGCGTTAATATCGCCCAACGGTGAAAACTGGAATAGTGTTCATATTTTAGGGGCTATAGGTATGCCAAGTGATGTCATATATTATAATAATATAATTATACTTGCAGGAACAGGAGTTAATTGTATTGCATATTCATCTGATAATGGTGCGTCATTTACAGGAACAATAAGTAGTATTAACAATACTAAAGATTTACGTAGTATTGCATCATCAAAAGATAAAGTAATTGCTTGTGGTTATTATAATGACCACAGTGTCACTCCAACGGCAAGAACGGGTATATTAGCAGTATCTACAAATGGTACTACTTGGACAGAACAAACAATACCTGATTTATCTTCAGTTACATATATAGCTTCGAATCCTAACTATGCAGCGCAAGAAGAAGCCAAAATAAATACTGCAAAAACCGAAGCAATAGCAGCAGCAAATGCCGCGATTACTGCTGCCCGTGATGCCGTATCTGTAGCAAATACTGGAGGTAGTAGTACACCTGAAATGGATGCTAAAACAGCGGCAAATAAAGCCGAAGCAGCAGCAAAAGCTTCATTAGATGCAGCAAATAGTGCTGCTACATTACAAGCCGCAATTAACGCAAAAGCAGCAGCTGATAAAGCAAAAGCCGATGCTGATAATGCCAAAAAATCCGCGAAAGACGCAATTGCTGCTGCTGCTGCAGCTGCTGCTTCATCATTGGCAGAAAAAAAAGAGGAAATTACAAAAAACTTAAATGAGGCTAATTCAATAGTTATGAACGATATAAAAGAAATATTATCTCTTACCGAAACAACTGAACCATTTGTTGTGAATTCTGGCAACTTATCAAGCGGAACAGGGACTAATAATTTATTTGATAAGTTTGTTTATTTTTTTTCGCCATTCAAAGAAGGTTTCACGAGTAGTGACCAGGATTTATTTGCTGATGTAAAACTTAAAGTAGAAAAATCGCGGGCTATTATTGCTAAAATACCATTAACAAATGATAATATTAATGAAGCACTTAAGTTATCTCTAGAAGCTTTAACAGAAGCACGAACTATAAGAACAAATTTATTGGCATGTAATTCAACTCCTCGTCCGACAATTAAATTTACCGCAAACGCGGGGGCGTTTCCGGTTGCTCCCGCTAATGGTTCGTTATACTGGACAACGGAGGGAACAAAAAACTATCTTATCCTTTCGAAAAAAGATGCAAGTATCCCCGCTGTTGATGTTGAATCAACGCTTAAATATTGTGCAAGAAAAGACAAGTTTATTATTTTATACGATTCTAATATAATTGAGTCGCGAAAATTTATTCAATATAAAATTATTTCGTCTGCAGTCACCAACACTCATGTAAAATATGAGGTGGTCATTATTTCCAATACATCGAATTTTTCCAAAGACAATATCACTAATGGACAAGCCGTTTATATTAGTACTAACAATAGTCAAACAGAAATAGCGACTGATGATGGTAAGACAGCAAGTAATCCGTGCACCGACCCTAATTCAAAAACTTTTGCAAACTGTAAACCTGTTTGTATCCCTACTGATCCATCTGGTAATATCATATATAGAAAAGGATCAGAAGGAACAAAGCTCCCGGATATAGTCGTCGAAAGCCGAAACCAATGGATGGCGAACTATTATGAGTATAGACCTGTAAAGGGGATTCGTGGCGACGGTAGTGTACAGTACTTTCCGATGGACCCATCGAAAACGTTCGTGGGTCCTGGAACAAAATGTATCGAACCGTGTCCGCCACAAGATACGGGAGGGAAACGCCCGGGATATTGTAGATCGCCCGACCGGAATTGGGGGGAAAAACCCGATAAGGAGAAAGGTGAAATAGGGAAATGCCCCACGGGTTGCATGAAAGTGGATGACCCCACATCTAGGCGGAATACTTCTGCGTGTAAATATGATAAAATAAAGGGACATACGTGCGGTGCAGTGTGTGACTTTAATGCGAGTTCTGAATGTAAAAAAAATACCGACTGTGCAAATTGTGAAGGCAGTGAATATATTACACAGTTTCCTATTGTTACACAGTTTCCTATTGGTTGGACACCGTCCATAACAAGAAGAATGGAAGAGACATATTCTCGCGACGATTGTAACCGCAAATGTAAAAAAGCTACTGTCGAAACATGTCGCAACTTTTTAGAGTTAGAACAGAGCGGAATGTATTTGGAAAGCAGATGTCGAAGAATCGGGACAAGTGGGAAAAAGGTGATATGTGGTCCTATTTCAAACAAGACACAAACCGGATTAGTATCGGGATATGATTTATGTATTACATGCAAGTCGAATAAAGACATGTACGCATATTTTGAGTTTGATAAGAAATGGAACCCAACTACAAAACAATGGGATTTTATAAATATACGAGAAATATCTACTCCATCGTCGAGTTGGTTTGAAGGGGATGTAAATAGTTTTAGCGAGGGCGGTGTTAGTAGCGGTGGTGGTGCGGGTTCTGGTGCGGGTAGAGGCGGTGTTAGTAGCGGTGATGGTGCGGGTTCTGGCGGAGGTGGAGCTGGTGCGAATCTGAGAGGATCAAAACCATCAGGATATCAAGAGGATAGAGATACTAGAGATGCAAGAGATTCGAGAGATATGGGGAAAATACAGTCAGGTAATAAATCGAAATCGATTTCTATAAATTCCGCTTCACAAAATGCAAAACGTCAAGAAATGAGTGCAAAAGTGTCTGCTATGAAAATACAAGTTGATAAAATGACAAATGAATATAATAGTTTAGAAGATAATGTAAAGTGGAATAAAATGCAAATGGATAAAGCAGAGAAAGATTGTTATGATATAAATGTGAAACTTAGGGCAGCTATTAGCGACTATACCCGTGCAGAAACGATTTCTATACGTTCTGGTGCTACTATAAAAGAGAAGAATGAAACCGAGGCAGCGAATACACGGATGTACGAGATAAAACAAAAGGCGCGTGAGATTTGTGAAAATTATGATAGGCTTAAAGACAAATATATGAAATCGGTGAATGAGATGAACTCTCTTAAGGTGAAAATAAGTGACTTGCGTGCAAAATATAATACGGCGAGTGCTAGTGTTGGTGGAGGCAGCGGAGGTGGAGGCAGCGGAGGCTCATTTTTATCTCCCATCATTAATATATTCTTTGGAGATGACGCAAATCGTGATTGTTCGGGGCAACTCGGATGCGGGAATGGTATCGACTATTCTTTTCCATCGCCATTTAACAGCTCTGTAGGTGGAAAATTTACACCTCAACCTTTTGAGAGCGGTATACGTTTATAAGAATTGAGAATAGCGAGAATAGCGAGAGTATGAAACACATGAGATGATATAGATGCGTGAGATGAATCAAAATTCGATATTTAATAAAAACTAAATATCGGATACGGATACGAATACGGATACATTGAATGAAAATAAGTGAAGCTCACTTACTCTTGTATATAAATAAAATATGTATTCATCGAAACTATCGTATGTGCATGAATCATCATATGGAATATATGGTCATATTTTGGATAGATATACTCTAATATGAAAAATACAAATGTATTAAATAAACCACCCATCATAAACCAGTTCGGATAGCTGTCGTAGAGAATACATACAAATGCCGTGTGAGCCAAAAATGTGTCAATAATATGTATTATATTTTTGCCATTGTCTTGTTTCCGCTCTAGTGCATGATTCATAATGCCAAATATAATCATTAGAGTATACAAACATGAATAAAAATAATTTTCTGTACAGAAAGATGTTATTACAACTGTGAAAAAAAATGAAACCGAAACTTGTAGTGGTTTCATCATAGTATAGTATAGTATGTTATGTTATGTTATGGATGAGGAACAAGTAAATAATTCGATGATGTATATATATTTTTCGCATTGTTTTTAAATTGTTTTCCAATTGTGTTTGTCTTTACCTGTAACCAAAGCCATATACGTGTCGATTCGCGACACCACCACCCCAATTGACACCGCGATTGTACTCCGTCATTTTAGCATACATCAGTTGTCCGTCATCTTCCCAGTATTTCGGTTCAAGTGTTCCGCCGACGGTTAGAGCGACCTTAGATTGATATGTTTTCGCCACTACATTCATGCAGCGGTTTGCGTAATTAAAGAGTTCGCGTATTTCGTCCAAGATTGCGAAATCCTGCTCGGTGATTTCATTGTAAGGTCGTTTACTTGCCTCGCTTTGACGAAGATGGTCGGCGAATCGGAATATGATGTCGGTTGAAGTAGTAAGAACCATGGTAAGAATATTCTGAATGTCGCGCGATTTCTGCATTCTTTTGTCTGCGCGCTGTAACGCTGTTGCGAATTCCTGTTCTGTGAACTCACCGAGGAGGTACTTGACACCCAGCTCTTCGTTGTAGCGCAGAGGGTCGATGTGATACTGAGGGAGAAGTACATGGCGAATCTCGATAACAATGCGGCATATTTCTTGTAACTGTATTTTGCGAAAGAGAATCATGCGTTCTATGCGCATTCTTTCCTTGAGACGGAGAGTGAGAGGGTCTGTGTTTCCATCGGATGACGGAGATAGAGATGGAACCGTGAGTAGTCCGGCTATTTTTTCCGTAAACGTTTGCTTTTTCGTGGCATCTTCCATGAGACTGTTTGCATTAGAGATACAGTCCGCATAAAATCTATCCCACCTATCTTTTCCGCTCATAGGTTGGACAGGAGCAGCTGCAGCACCACCGCCACCCGCAGGTACAGGTGCGTTTATGAAGTCCTTGTGCAGGTTTCGCCAAACAATCATGTTGCGAGTTATAGATTCGGCGGGGAATAAGTTTGATACAACGGTAGTCGTCATATTGTCGATTTCTCGTCCGCATAAAATATCGCCCGGAACGCGTGGTGCTTGTCCTCCATGTAGCTGGCGCTGAAATTCGTAGTAATGCGGGTTATGAATAACCGTCTCGATTCGCCCTGTCACCCAGTCAAAAGCACAGTCGTTGCATGCGGTACAAAACATCTGATTGCATCCGCTAATCTTGTATACACGAGCGCCGCATTTGGGGCAAGCGCGCGTTTCTGCGTCAATGAGTTTTGCGGATGCCAGATTGTCGGGGTTGCATACATGCGGTGTATCCTGTGCTTCGCCCTTCATTTCATGGCAATCTTTGCATGCCCACATATTGCAGAGATTGCATTTCCATTGGGTGCTGAGAAAACCGCGACAATTTGCGGCGGTATTTGGGCATGGTCGTATAAAGGCGGCATGCGCGCGATTTGCAGATGAACCTGAGGCGGCTGCGTCGGCGGTGGGACCAACACGGATGCGATGTTCGAGACGAGCTTTTTCTGTTGTACATGCGTAATGCTTCATGCGAAGAGCGTTGATTTGTTCGAGGATTTGATTACACTCGGTGTTTAACTCGTCTTTGCGTTTCACCATTTCTGCGACAGGTTGGCGAGTAGGAAGGAGTGCGCGTTCCTTTTGGAGTATGGTGCGCTCGCGATGGTCTTTCCAATCCTTTGAAACGAATTTGAGCGTGAAATTATCTACGAGAAATTCGCGCTGAAATTCCTTGTGACAATTCATGCAATTTGGAAGAGTGTTGGACGGGTCCAGTATGAATGTTGCGTAACACTGGCGACAAGCTTGATAGCCGCATGACTGGCATTTGACGGGGGTGCGCGTGGATTTGTTATAGGGGTCGAGACATACGGCGCATTCTTTTGATTGTGCGGGTGCAGGAGCCGATACGGAAATGATTTGATTTTGGGGAGTAGCAGATGCAGATGCGGATGCGGATGACATTTCGGAGATTTGATGATGATTCGTAGTTGAATGGTCTTTCTTTTTGTTGCTGTTTTCATTTTTATTACTTATTTCCACTTCAATTTTATGTTCTTCGGTATTATCCATCATCGCGCTTATAATAATATGATAATATAATAATATATAGTACTAACTTTTATTATATTATAGATATTATAGATATTGATATTATTTTTGAATCTATGAAATGAATGAAAAATAAAAAAATAAAAAAAATAAAAAAATAAAAAGTGTTAGTTGAATAGACACATGCGTGCGTGCGATTACCTATTACTTACCTTTGCTAGAACCGAATAGAACCCGAAAATCTCCGCTTAGAATCGCGCACCCAGCTGATAGAATCGCTTGAACAGCTGTGTTGTTCCGTCGAGCCCCATGGGCGTGAATGCGAGGATTTCCATGTTGCTCTTGACCGCCGAGTAGGATGGAATGCCCATGTCTTCCATCGTGAACAAGCCGCATGAACGATACATCTGAATGTCGCGCTCCTTGTCGGCATCTGCGCGAACGATTGCGATTTTGCCATTTTTGACGACACACTCCAGGAACGACGTAATGAGGCGCTCCTTCCAGCGTTTTTCGGCGTCGACAGCATGTTCTGGTGCGACAATCAGCAGCTGCAAGTAGATGAACGGACCGACGCTCTTCTTGGCTTCTTCTGGCGACATATGCTGGAGCGTAGACTGGTCGGTCTCATTGTCGAACACGAGACAGCCGATGATTTTGCCTTCATCAGTCTTTGCGACGCGAACACGACTTCCGTACTTTGTGAGATGCTCGGTTACCAGCTTGGTCGTGTTGATTCCTTGGGATGTGAGGAAGTACAGGACAGCGTGTGTGTCGGCGTTGTCGCCAAGTTGGACACGAGTGATGTTGAGATCTTTGGGGGCTTCGGGGGCGGCTTCGGGTTGAGATTGAGGCTCCTCCGTTTCGAGGCACGACTGACTGCGCATATCATGCGTGAGAGGGACGATTTCGTTTCGGTCTTCGGACTGCGGCGAGAGGGGCGAGAGGGGCGACACAGGAGAACAGGAACTGTATAATTGGTCGCCGTCATACTCGCGGACTTCGAACTGTACGCCTTCGTAGGATGCGGCGGGAGACTTGGGGGACATAGCTGCTTCGGACGACATTGATTGATTGTTTCTTTGTTTGTTTCACTGCATTCTATTTTGTGGATTAATTTCATTTCAATTTTCTGTTCCATAGAAATAGAAAATAGAAATAGAAAATAGAAAATAGAAAATGGAAATAGAAAATATAAATGTTACTTACCTTGCTCTTTGAAGGCGTGTGGGTGTGTATGTATGCTCAAGTTAATGCGGCTGCGGCTGCGGCTGCGAACATGGCACGCTGCTCTTTGTCGCTATACCGATTGAGAGGGTCATCAATATTGGGGTCATAATCGAGCACAGCGGGGTCAGCGAGTAATGGAAGGTTAACAATATAAATATCTCGCAGGGGAACTAACTTGGTAACCGTCGCTGATTCGAAATCATCCATAATTACTTCTTCTATCTGCTCGCACACAAGACAGTCTTCTTCTTCGTCAATAATGGTCTCGCCGTCGTCTGGCGAAATGCGCGGAAACTGATGCTTGCGTGTTATCCAATTTATTATTCGCCATTTCATATATGTGTGTGGCGTATTTCCCTTGACAATTCGCCGTCCATTTTCGTCGCGACGCGTCCGCGCAACCCATATCGACGGTCTTTCATGTACTGTTTTGTCCGTTGATGCAAGCCACGCCTCGTATTCGCGGCGAAACTTCATGATTGGCGCAATCGGTTTATATAAGGATTCGAGAAAATGGGGTCGACATTCGGTGCAGTATCGATAACCCATCGTGTGTTGACCGACGCCCTCATAATGAATATCATCTTCTGTTTTCTGGAAATCGCCGCATAAATAACAGCGCAACATATAAATCATGACTAGGCGCATAGGTGGCGGTATTTTCGCTTCGGGGTCGGCGTACCACTGCATCTCTTCTTCTTTATACGCCTTTTTTGAGATATCTATAACTCGATGTGCTAAATTATGGTCGCCGCGACGGTACTGGGTGAGAAGAGAAGCCGGGTCACACAAATGAAGCGGAGTTTCGCTATAATCGTACGTGAGATATGAAGACGGAATGCGTATGGGATTGGGGTGTGTCGGATGCGATACATCTCGGTCTGGAATATCTAAAACTTTTGCGACTACATAGGATTCGCCTGTCGTGTCGTTGGGATTTTTGGTAAGAACATATTTTGCGGGAAAACCGTTGATATCTGTTGATGTTGGGTCCATTTTTTTTGCGGATGCGGATGCGGATGGGTATCTGTTTATAATTTCATTATTTATTTCATTCTGAGTTCAATTTTAAAAATGATGGAAATTATATATTGGTGATACGCACTCTACATGCTTTTTCTACTTCCATAGCATGCGGTTGCTAGAGCCATACCTAGAATGGCGCCCATTATTTCTAGTATCATTTGTTCTATATATTATCTTTATTTTATTAATATTTAGTATGTATTTTTTTAGTATGTATTTTTTTAGTATGTATTTTTTTATTATGGTATATATATATAGAGAAAAATGGAAAGTGGATTGAATATGTTGGTACATTCCGTAATCATCGGTATTGTTTTGTATGTTATTATGACCTTTTTACTAAAACAAAGACAGGCTGTTGCTGTAAATAGAAGTCTTGTTTTAGCTGCTCTTGCATTGATATACATGATTATGTTCGGACACCGTATGCCCGGACGAGTGAACAGGGACCTTTTTTAATAAGTTAGTATATTAAGGGACATTTCGCGGTATTTCCGCGGTATTTATCACTTTTATATTTTAAAAGTAATAAATATATTTACACTTATTCTGATTTCAGATGTAGACATTTATATAGGTTACCGCATTATTTTATCTCTTAAAAATGTTTATTAAAATAATATGTAAGTAACCCTTGTATCAAAGCGAATATACACATTATTAATACTATTTTTATAAAATCTTCTTTAGTTGGTATATCAATATGTGTTTCTTTGTCGCTATTTCTACCAATACTATAGTGAATAATATTCTCAAAAAAGTTTATGAATATAAATATCAATGAAGATATAACAACGATATGGAATTTCGCCCCCAATTTAAACATTATATAATATTAATAATATATTTTTTTAGTAACCCACATAAATATTTAGTTAAGCTAAACATTATAGCCATCATAAGTAATAAATATACCAAATCAACCATGGTTACATCATTTTATTTAACATCTGCATGTCGGTATTTTCGCAGTATTGTAATACTTTTAATATTATAATATGTTCGATATTATATTATAATATGTTCGATATTATAATATAATAGAATAGAATGAACACACAAATGAACACACAAATGAACACACAAACAAAGAGCCCTGTACTTAATCCAATGGCGCGTCAGAATGTCTATATAAGCCCAAGACTAAACCCGATAAACCAAAAATTATACCTCGAGTCGTTAACATTGTCATCGGACGATTCTACGATATCATCTGATACGAATTCTGATACGAGTTCTGATACGAGTTCTCGTCCATTTTTTTCATCCAACGACTCGCTGATGTCCTTGGAAGATTATAGAATAAATATAGGAGAAGAGAAAAAACAAGATGACTATATTCGCACATCAAACTATAAAAGTGGAATTATATCATCCATATGTTGTAGTTGGTGTAGTCGGAACTAATATCGTATTTTTTGGGTGAATAATAATATTTAGTAATATTATAAAATGACTTTGAAAACCCTACCCCTACCCACGCCCGCGACTTCTGTCGATACAGCGGAACTTAGTTTCTCTAGCAGTGGTGCGCCATCTGCGAAGCTGTCTTTGAACATCAATGCCTTCAATGGCAACAGAACCAACTTTGGTGGAAGATGCAATAAGTGAAATCGGTGAAGTTGTCGTCTAGTGTGACGTAACATCGCGACGTAATATTATATAAATACAGTAGTATATAATATTATATAATAATATATAAACCACGATGCAATCTTCGTTTTCTACACAGTCTACGCATATTAGACCTTTCGGTAATGGTAACCGTAATGAACGTACCAGAGCCACATGCGTAACACTAACACCTCAACAACCAAGTACTCCATTGTTGTCGTCGTCAATGTGTGCTACGGGAGGATTTAATAGTGTTAGCACCGGAATGATTCGACCGATGTGATGGTGTAGATATGCGGTATACGAACTTAGCCTTTGTTATATTTAGTTTAATAATTATATAAATAAATATAAATATTATTAAATAGTTAAAATCTAATAAATAACATATAATAAATATTATATTCATGATATATTCTTTTTGTAGTGACATTTTCAACTATGTTACATTATTAACGATTGTAACTTTTGTAATAATTATTCAAATAATTATAAATTATATAATACACAAAGACTTTGATATTAGCCATCATGTTGTTATAAGAAATATAATATTTGTTTGTATATGCTATTTGTATTATAAAACTAGGAATATAAAAGTTATAGTTTACGGCATTGGTTTAATTTTTTTATTAGGAATTATTGTTCAGTATATGTTACTGGCATGTCCGGTTACTTTATTTGATGAGACATTACTACGTGTTAAAAATTATTACAAATGGCATGATTTAACTCTTGAGCAAGTAACAAAATTTAAAAACAATCCCGAGCGTTTTTCAGCAACTGAAGGTTATTATGCTGACAAAAATGGGGAAATAGATTTAAATAAAAAAGTGGAAGACGCGCAAACGGACAAAAATATTTTACTATTAGACAAGTTAAATGTTAAAGAAGGGACAAGAATAATCGACCTTGGTTGTGGATATGGAAACTTACTATTAGAAGCAAAAAAAAGAGGAGCGATTTGTTATGGTGTTAGTATATGTAAGCACCACATTGACTTTATAAAAAAACAGCACAATATTGATGGTATTATTGCCGACTTTAAAAATTTGCCAAGCGATCTTGATGGTAAATTTGACTGTATTGTAGCGAATGGTAGTTTAGAACATCTAGGATTTATCGAAGATGTAAATAAAAATATGCTGAATAAAAAATATGAAAAATTTTTTCAAGGTGTTTCTAGGTTAATAGATAATAAATCGGATAATCGTCAAATATTCATAACATGTCTGCATAAAAATGATGAAAGGGGGGAAAACTGGTCTTATTGGGATTTTTTTAATGGGTACTTGATACAAATGACATATGGTGGATTTTATCCCAGCTCTCCTTCAGGGTTAACAAAAAATATGATAGATTTTGATATTACATATCAAACGGATGCTACAATACATTATGAACTTTCTAGTAGAGAAGGCGTCGATGGTTCAGAATATGATTTTGGTTCAAGATTTATACGGAATAAACAATTATCATCATTATTTTTACAATTTTTGTCATTTTTAAATGACCCTTACTATATACAAAAAGAATTATATTATCTATTTAATTCGTGGAGATGGCAGTTTAAAAACAAAAATTGTATTCACTATTGGATTATTGCTAAAAAAAAAATATTATAAAGTGAATATTTTTGAAACTATTAGATTTTTGTCTGTATCTACACCTGAATCGTCTTAGGTGACTTTGTCATGATGACTTGTCCTGGGACGTCTGTGCGTTTCACGTTTTTAATCGGTAAATAATTTACACTCACCTTTTGTAAATTATTCACTCCATCTTTTGCGCTCGCTTTGACTAGAGTTGCTGCGCGCATCACAACGGTACTATCATAGATGCCGGGTTTGATAATATTAGTTACGACGGCGTGACTAGACGGAAAATCCCTGAGATGAAACCATAGCGCGTTTTGGGGAGATGTGCGGACAAGTGTGTCATTTTCTTTTTGATTTTTTCCTACATGGATATGATAATTTGCGTTGAATATTTCGGTGTACATTTTGGCGGAATGTATGATGGGCGTTATATAATTTAATATGTGAATATATTTACAATCAATTTTATATGTATATATACCATTTTATTATAGGTATGAACAAAAATAGCGAAGAATTGCGAATCATTCCATATACCGCTACATCACTTTCCGTTGTTGGGCGGTTCATATTTATGTTTTTGCTGTATAAAAATAAGAGCACGAATAGTTTATCGCTGACTTTTTGTATTCTAAGTATATTTTCGTCTGCGATGTGGATTTATTATAGTATGCAGTCAAATGATACACCTATGGTGGTGCGAAGTTCGATTGAGATTTCGTTGCTTTCTTTGTCGGCGGTATATATCGTACGCAATAAAGTGAGGCAATATTATGAGGAGCTTCGCATTCTGCCATCGTGAGCGTGATTGGCGCGGAGTATAGAAAAAAAGGTGCAAGTGCTTGTGCGTGCTGTGGTGTGCTGTGTGCGTGCTGCAGTGCATGTGCGTGCGGTGCTTACCTTTACTCATAGTTGTCGCCATTGTCGCCATTGTCGGATTGATAACATACCGGTACCAGTTTCCCGTCTGCATCATACTCGTATGTCTGGGAGCTTTGAGAATAGCGGCACTCGTCGCATTGGCAGAGGTCGTTGTTGGCGTTGGCGTTGTTGGCTGCGTCTGCGTACATTTCGCGACATTCCAAGCATTGGCATTCTTGATTTTCGTAGTCGTAATATTCGCCGTCGCTCTCAGTATCGCCGTCGTGGTAGTATGCGCCTTCGTCTTCTTCGCTCTCGGAGTAGCATGTGTTGAATGACTGAATTGGTTGTGGGCGTTGCTGTTCTCTGGGAGATGGAGACGCGACTGAAACGGGCGACATTTGTTCTTCTTCTTCTTCTTCGCAGTGGTTGCGGGCTTCGCATTCGGCGAGCAGTTGCTTGAGACCCTCGATTTGTTGCGTGTATTCTTCTTTGAGCGCCCTTTCATCGCGCGTCTCTTCTTCGGCGCGGTTGAGCCTTTCAAACAACTCGGCAATCTCACGTGCGTGTTGGTGTTTGAGGTCGTTCATTTCGTGCAACGCCGCGTCGTATTTCTTCTGGTACATCACCGCAGTCTCGTGATACTCGGCGGCAAGCGAGTTGGCGTGGTCCAACTGTTTGATAAAGTCCTGCTGATTTCGCTCCAAACGTAAAATCGTATCCTGTAGGGACCAGACGAAGCCCATACTTACCGTGACTCCTTCGAACTGAGTTTGTCTTGATGATTCGATTCCTGAAATTCTGGCGGTGGTGGCGTTTTCCATATTTGATACTGATGCTTTCTTTTTTTGTTTCACTGCATTCTAAATAACGGATTAAAATCATTTCAATTTTCTGTTCTTACAATATCAATAAAAAAAACAAAATACAAAATACAAAATACAAAATACAAAATACAAAATAGTATTGATATTGTAACTGGCGTGTTATGCGTTATGCAGAATAAACTTTGACAACTGGGGATGCCAGAATCCTACCACTCTTTTCTCTGGTGGTTGCTGTTGGGTAGTGGTGTCACTGGGTGCGGGTGGTGGTATATTTTCAAAAACGACGGTTGTTATTTTTTGGGTAGATAAACTATGCGTATATGTGGTAAACATTTCCAATAAATGGGTTGACATTGTGTGACTATAATTGATAATACAGTCGTCGGCGTGTAGTGATGAGAGATAGTATATATTGCCGTCGATTTCAATCATTGAAAACTGGTGGGAGGGCTGGGCGATAGCTGACGCGGATGACATGTGATAGAGGGTTACTGAATTGACTTTTTACATTATATATATGAAGTTATATTTATATCAATTTTTTATATGTTGAATATGCTGAATATGTTTCGTGAAAAAAAAGGTTAGTCATTCATAACACACACACACACACACATACACACACACACACACACACACACACACACGCGATGTCTTACCTTTAGTATCCGTAAAGCTCCTCGTGAGGAGGTACAATAGAACTTGAAATTGAGACACGTGGGAGCTGCCTGTGAGACAGCTCGACGTCACTGGGCTCCGCATACGAGATGCCCATCTTAACTGCCGCACTTAGCGGGGCTTCCGTGATTCCCTTGATGCCGACAATGTTGTCGATGAAATGCTGCGCTTCTTCCAGATTCTCGGCAATCCATTGTTTGTGGCTTTGCTGTTGCTGTTGCAGTTGTTCATCTTGTTCTTCAAGTCGTGTCTCCAGGTATTCCAACGTCTCCGCAAGTGATTCCAACTTGCTTCGAAGAAACTGGTTCTCGTCTTGTAACGCGTGAAATTCCTCTTGCATATCTTGTATGTCTTGTATTTCTTGATTGGTTTGCGAACCTGTAGACGACGGAGTTGTAGGGCACGAGGAATCGTCGGACTTGTAGCAGGAAAATGATGCGGATGATGCCATGACTTTGATGTTTCTTGTTTGTTTTTTGTTTCACTGCATCTGAATTAGTGCATTTAATTCATTTCAATTTTCTATCCGGAGAATAATCGACCATGGTGTACGTAATTGCATACTCATCTTCTACACTTTCGACAAGTACATTTGCGACAACGAACTCGTGGTGTGTCAGGGCTATTTACGATACAGCAAATGAGAATTGAGAATATAAATGCGAACGCTCCTGCCATTGGGATAATCTCTGCAAGGAATGCGGGCATTGATTGTATGACGTGTTTTGAAGTTATTGATTGTGTCTATATTTGAATATATACGTAAATATGGTTTCAATTTTCTAGGCGGATGGGATGAGGTATGGTTGTAATTGTAGTAATTGTAAAAGAATTTAAAATTTACTTCTTTTATACCTACATACCTACATACCTACATGAATTCGTACGTTAGTTTATATCCTAGTCCTGATAAAGATTATACACTGTTTAACGAAGCGTCGGGGGATTCGAGTCTTTCGAGCCTTGGTGGGTTGGGGGACAACCATGGCTTGAAGAAATATGATGATTATATAAAACATGAGACGCAACAGAAGCGTGAGATTAATCAAAATTCGGTTGAAATAAATTTAAATAGAAATATGTCGGTGGATTATAAAAAAGGGAATGCTTACAAACCTTGCAATGTAGGTGTGAAAAAAGATAGCGGGGAACAGGGATGCTTCTCTTGTTTTACGTGGTGCAAATAGTTGAGTTGTTTTTCATTATATATACGGAATTATAAAATTGAACCGTTTATATACCATATATGATATGAAAAGAAACACCAATCAACAACAGCACGACAATATGGAAAACGCGGGAAGTGCGGGAAATACTGGAAATACTGGAAATGTTCGTTTGACAAACAATGATGAAGAGAAATACCAGATGGTCCCTGTACCGCCTGGATTGTTACAATACTATGTAAAAAAGGAGACGATTCTTTCAATGACGGAAGATATAAAGTCGTTGAAAGCGAGGTGCACCGACTATAAGAAGAATTACGAACTGGAGTGTCACACGAAAGAAAATTTACTGCGTCTTATTCCGAACACGCCGATGGGGTTGAAACATAGAGATGTGTGGAAAATATTACTGGTGATAAAATCTGTTACTGGGGGTACTGGGGGTACCGGAGATAAGGTTTGCTTGAAGGGGGCTCTTATAAATCATGGCACAGGGGAACTGGCTTTGATATCTAGCATTAATGCCGCCATTCAAACCGAGTACAAACATCGGACGATTCAATCACATGACGATGAATATAAAATATGTCAGTGTAAAATGATTGCTCCCTTGTTGTTTTGGGATGAGCTTGTAAATAGGTTGACGAATTGAAATTTTAGGGATAAGTATGAATGATTAAGAGACAGTTATACATTATATAAATTTTGATTTTTTATTTATATAATATATATAATATATAGCTAATTCATTTTTTTCAATAATGGGAACAATGAAGCATTATGCGATGTCTGGTGGGAAAGGCAAAGTAAGCAGATATACGCAAAAATTTAAACAATCATATAATAGGTTTGTTAAAATTGGCGACAACGACGATGAAAAGGATGAGGAAATTGTTAAACTAAAAAAAATGGAAGAATGGGGGAGAATGAGAAGCATATATAAATTCTTGAAGTTTCAAAAAAATAAATACATAGGAAGTAAAGGAGATGAAATAACAGCTTTGGAAAAAATGGAGGAGAATATAAGTAGAACAAAAGATAAAGATGGCTACGAAAGTGCAATTAATTGTTTTAAACAAAGCGAGAGTAATATTTTATTGGAAGGAGATAAATGTATTCCTGAAGAAGACTATATAAAGGGTGATACTGGTAATGCTGGTGATGCTGGTGATGCTGGTGATGCCGGTAATGCTGGTGATGCTGGTGATGCCGGTGATGCTGGTAATACTGGTAATGCTGGTGATGCTGGTGATGCTAGTGATGCTGGTGATGCTGGTGATGCTGGTGATGCTGGTGATGCTGGTGATGCTGGTGATGCAGCTAATGATGCTTATGGTATTGTTTCTGATGAGGCTGCTGCTCCTGCTGCTAATGATGCTTATGGTATTGAAACTTCTTCTGCTTCTGATACCGGTGAGGTTGCACTTGAAGATGCTTCCTCTACTCCTAGTCCTGCACCTGCACCCGTAGATGTTGATAATAGTACTAATGAAGGTACTAATGAAGGTACTAATGAAGGTACTAATGAAGGTAATAATGAAGGTACTAATGAAGGTACTAATGAAGGTAATAATGAAGGTACTAGTGAAGAACAAGGCGGTGGTCGTTCAAAACGCAAAACAAAGTCCAGTCGTCGTCGTCGTGGCAAGTCTATGAAATCTAAAAAAGGTCGCAAGACTCGTCGCCGTTAAGCGATAAAAAAAGTGTTAGCGTACGAGATACGATACTATACTTACCTTATAGTATGATAATGAAATGGGGAACTTGGGGAACTTGGGGAACTCGGAGGAACTCGCCTTTTTTGTCCTATCCTGCATTCTTTATTGGCTCTGGCTCTGGCTCTGGCTTGCAATGTGTTTGTCATATTCGGCATCAATGAACTCTTCCACTCTTGCTTCGACGAGTTCGATGAACCGGAGTTCCGTATAAAGTGCGCGGATGAATTCCTCGACATAGTTCACGACGGGTTGTGTGTTGAAGTCGTCGGCGATGCAACGGCACATTCTCCCAATCGTTTCAAATGTGTGCTCCAGCGTTTCGAGCGGCGTGGTGTGGAACTCGGGTGTATCCTGAATGATATTGGAAAAGCGCGCGCCTCCGTTGAAACATTTTGCGTGTATTGTCGCTAATTCTTGCAGGGCTTCGTAAATTTCGAGCGAATGGGTTTCCCAAAAGTTTTGCATTGGTGGCGGCGTTGGCGGTAGGACGGGATGATGATTTCCCGCAGCGCGGCACCTTGTCATGAACCGCTCCCATGAGAGTTTCAACTGAAATGCGGTATTGAGTCTTGTTTCTGTCGCGCCATCTTCGGATTCTTCGGATACCACAAACTGCGACATCATGATGCGAACACTGGATGCAATATTGGTGTAGTGTTTTTGCGACGTAGGGTCGGGATTAGGGAACCACGGGTCGCACACGAATCCGTCCATGGGTTGTACACGCCTGCAGGGGAATTGGGTGATGTATCCGTGACCATAGACGATGGTGAGTTCTTTCTCTTCGTAGTCGTCGCTGCCGTCGCTGTCGCTGTCATATTGGGGTCCGTAGTCGATAAAGGGGCGTTTCAGTTTTGATGTGGCGGTGGGTGTCTCATTCACGATTTTCCATTTCGCATATTCATCTGCACTGATAAGTCCTGTTTGGAGGCAGTACCTGAGAGGGTCGTTAGGTTTGTAAACAACTTCGGAGGCGGAGGCGGAGGCGGAGGCGGAGGCGGAGGCGGAGGTGGTCGCCGCTGCTGGAATGATTTCTTCTTCTTTTTCTTCTTTTTCTTCTTCTTCGTCGCTGTCGTCGCTGTCTCCGTCTTTCATCCAGTAAGGCGTCGGTGGCGTCGTGGAACCATCGTCCATATACTCGAACTCTTCAAGATCGTCTCCATCATTTCGCATGAACTCACTGTAATAAGGCGTGGTGTTTTGGCGGTGTTGTTGTTGTTGTTGTTGTCCGTTTGAAGCCATTGTAATTGATGTCGTTTTGTGTTTTGATGTTGCTGTCGCTATATTCTATTTAGAGAAATAAAATCACTTCAATTTTCTATACAGTAAAATATGCAAATACATAAATACAGTAAAATATATAAATACAATTTTTATATAATATATATTACATATACACAGATAAACCCAGATACACACATATACATAACGGATAACATAGAATGAATAATATTCAAGATGGTGAGGGTTGCGGTAGTGGTAGTGGTGGTAGTGGTAGTGGTGGCGACGGCGGTAGCGAAGTGGGTAAAAAGCGCAAATTTTGGATTTGTCGCCCTCATGAGGGACCTGAACAATACGAGTTTGTTCTCGAGTCTGTCGTATTTAGCGACGGAATAAGCCGCTTCATTTATAAATCGGAAATCGTTCCTGAACAGTACTTTCCGAAAATGGTGTATATTTTTAGCGCAATCGTGGGTGGGTATGAATATGTGGGGGAGTATGTGAATAAAAAGGGTCTTATAGTTCGCGGCGAAGATAACTATGTTCTAATTTCGTCCTGATTTTCGCCGTGATTCGGTATTTTCAAATATTTTTTTTACTAGATAAATCTAAAATCTAAAATCTAAAATCTAAAATCTAAAATCTAAAATCTAAATAAAAATATAGCAATAAATATTTCATAGATGAAGAATTGTATTTTAGAACCAGAGTATGCGTCTTGTATTTATCGCGTCTCTTTTATTTCTTTTTTGTCTTCCATATACGCAATATACTGTGAGTGTTATGATTTAGCCGCTGTACCCGGTGGTGTATTTTTGACTTCTATCAACTATTGGCGCGAACCGGTCTATGGGTGGAGACGAAATCTAGATATGAGTTATGTTGCATGTGCACTAATATATCAAAACTATCGTGCTTATCATTTATTGATGTCGTCGTCGTCGTCGTCACAAATCCCAGGCTTACTAGCGTATTATACCCTAATGGGTGTCGGTATGATGTGTTACTGTTTAAGTTTGCATTTATATAAAAAAAAGGACATTTGGGGTTCAACGTATGTCCATTGTTTGGTGCATTTGCTGGCGAATACTGCGAATGTATTCTTATATAACCAGGTTAGCGGTGTCGGTGTCGGTGTCGGTGGCGGCGTCGGGATGGGGAACAGGCAGCCACCAAGCGGGGGCGCTCCGGCGTTTTGTCCACGAAGCGATGCGCCGTTTTTCCGGTGACATATAGTATGCGCGATACGATTTCACGGCATCGCCTTCCGGGTCTTTGTACTGGTCGGGCATTGCAAGCGCGAAGGGTGTGACGCCCTCGGATTCGGGGCGCGGGAATTTGTCGTCGGCGGGGATATTTGCGCGAAGGATTTGCGCGACCAGGTACGACTTGTGGATTTTGGTCTCGGGGTGACCATAGCGGTATTTCCATTCGGCGTGAAGGGCGTCGGCGAGGTCAAGCGTCCAGATGAAATTCGCGCGGGATGTGCGGCACCAGATTGTCACGGGATGGTTCTTGTGTGCGAGTTTGTAAATGGAGTTGCTTAGATCTTCGGGGATTTCGGGGGTGAGAATGCGCATCGCTGTGCTGAGCATTTGGACAGCCTCAAGCAAGATTTTGTTGACGTGTTTGTCCATCATTTCTTCGGCGGCTCTGGCGGGGTCAAGTGAGAGGATGAATAGATTCATTTTTCGGCAGTTCTGGCAATACTTGTAATGCTTATGGTATCGGATTTATAGGATTAAATTCATTTCAATTTTCTATTTGGGTTTGGTTTTCGTGTCAATAAAATTGAAATGAATAAATGTGTGTAAATGGTATGCAGTATCGAAAAGAAAAAAAGAACAACAACAATGTCAGCATCAATGACAGAGTCTGGAAAATATTTGAATGTGGAAGTCGATGTGAAAGAGGAAACGCTAAGGAAGAGGAAGACGCAGACGCAGACGCAGACGCAGACGCAAAAGCAGGATGAACTGGATTACGACGAAGAAAGAGAATGCGAAATTCTGAGAAATGAAATCGATAGAATTCGCAAAATACGCGAGAATATGACGCCGAGGAATGTGAAGCCGAAGAATGAGGCGGGTCGCATCGATGATGGTTACAACAACTCGCGTATCAATGCGTGTGATGTTACGGGAGAAGAGTTCAAGATTGTGTGCGAGGAACTATGGATTGATTTCAAAAAATGGACGGAACAACATGAAAATCTTACAAACACAGCTTCCGCGTTTCGTCGTGCGGTGGTGAGAATGCGCTTTGCTATCTTATTCGTATTGGTATTTGCGGTTTTGTTTCGCTGGTACGTTGGTGCAGGTAAGGATGCGTGTTCGTACGGAATTGGGTACGGAATGTTCAGTCTCGTGTGCGAAGTCTTGCGTTACTTTGGTGAAATTGTCGTGATTGTGGTTATGAGTTTCATTGCTGCATGTGCTGGATTGTCGCCTTTTGTGATTGGGGCGTGTATTTTTGAATACGATGAAGCGTTTCCCGACCCGGAGGCGGAGGCGGAGGCGGATACAGGTGATGTGGGTCGTGTCGGTCATCTTAAAAAAGAGTGAATATTGTGGTGATGATGCGTGTGTGTGTGTGTGATGTGTTATTTTTATTTTATTATTATTATTGTTGTCGTGGAGGTAGTGTTATCGCCCTTGACCTGTAGCATTTAGTATAGCGGGTGGTGTAAATCCATCTATCAAAGGGCTGTTTCGTCTAAATGCAATTGCGGGACTTCTTACATCCCAGTCAGATATATTGGTATTAAAACTGGAAGCTCCATTGAACATAAAATCAAACCCACTCGGAATAACATTTGATACATTCCACGTCAATCTATTACTCCAATTTGGATTCGGAGGCATTCCGTTATTAAAATTAACAGCACCCAAAAACATACCAATCATCACTCTAACATTACTTGTATTCCAGTTACTTATGTTTTGGTTAAAAGAAGTTGCGTTTTGAAACATAAAACTCATATTCATAACCCGTGATGTATCCCATGAACTGATGTCACGGTTGAACGCAGTTGCGCCTCGAAACATACCACCCATATTCGTAACATGTGTTGTAACTATATTGCGGAAGGGGACAGGTTCTAACTGTCCAGGTGGAGTGAAAAATTGAATAGCTTCTTGTTGATTTCGCGCATAGTTCGAAATTTGAAGAAATGAACTATCATTAACAATAGCAAACAATTCTGGAGTTCCTGTTATTCTTATATCTGCTAGGATAAACAGAGGCAAATTGTTAGGAATATTGCTCGGGTTACCTGTGTACATGATTGTTGTATTGTTAGATAGGCGGATTAATGGTACAACCTTTACACTTGCAGTGGTTGATCTTATCATTGATACTATTACAGTTGACCTGGTGGTTGCTTGTTCATATTCAGAGTTACTAGACTGACTATAAACCATTTCCGTGATTCCAGTTCCTATCGGGATTATTTTACCCGTTACAGGCTCAATGGTAGCTACATTTGCATCATCAATTGTGTAATTTATAGAAGCGTTACTACTTGTGCTGGAACACTGTGATACATAACCATCCTGCGTGGTGGGGTTGTATTCAAGGGGTGTGGCGTATAAGGAGGGTGTAGCTTTTACAGATTGGTTTGAAACAGTAGGAGTTGTTATTACGTCACCAGTTGGGAAACTACCGGGTGTGTAATTTGTAGTAATATGATAACTATAAGTTGTTCCTGGTGGTTTATTACTAAAATCGTTGGTTAATTGTTGATTCGTTATCGCAACGCTATTTTCTCCGAATGATGCATACGGGATACTTACCGTGTATTGTACCTCATTAGGGGGTGTGCCTTTAGTAACGTGCAGTGTCATGGATGACACAGGCGGAGGAAAGGGAGGCGGGGGAACATAACCCTCTGGATATGTATACTCTTCGGGATTTGGAACGGACATTCTTATATATATGTTTGTTATTTTATTTTATTTTATTTTATTTGATAAAAATGAAATAAAATAAAATAACAAACACACAATTATTAAACATTTACTATATTTACGTAAATCTACGATTCTACGATTCTACGCATTTAAATTTCTGTATTTAATATCTTATTATTTAGAGATTTAACTTATTCGTTTTTATTACCTTTTATTATTATATCTATTTATTTGTTTTATTTTTAGAAAAGTATTAGGTTATAGGTGCAATATTTATTTTTTAATCTATAGTTAATATATATTATATTGAATTAAGTTAAATGTTGTCAACATCAGGACAAGTAGCTTATGTTGCACAACCAAGAGTAAGACAACAACAACCAAATGTAACACGACAACGATCAACAGAAAATAGTCAAGGACAATTAGTATCTTCGACTGATGAAAGACAATTAGTACCTTTGATTAATGAAATAAATGTACTTAATGATAATTTCAACCATAAGTTAGTAGAAATAGTTAAATTATTAGACGAAGGAATACAAAATTTAATAGTCTATGAAAATAACGAAAAAAATGCGGTAAGCATTCTTAATTCACTAGATAGTGATACACAGATACTATACAATAAAATAGATAATTTTTTAAAATTACTAGATAACAAAAATATACCTAGTCTACAAGAAAAAATTGATTATATTAAAGGAATTAAACCGTTAGTGGTACGTTATAAATCAATTATTAAAAAATACTATGATGATGTCAAACAATACCGACAACAACAACAACAACAACAACAACAACAACAACAACAACAACAACAACAACAACAACAACAACAACAACAACAACAACAACAACAACAACAACAACAA